CAGTCACACCAAGAGTACCACCAACTGTAGCAGCACCAGTAACATCAGCACTAGCAAGAGTAGATGCTCCAGCACTCAAGACACCCAAAGTAGAATCTCCAGTCACACCAAGAGTACCACCAATTGTGGTAGCACCGGATAGTGTAGATGCACCTGTGATAGAAAGTGCTTGTGCACTAGTAGTACCGTCGGCTGCAAGTGTTATAAGATCAGTCAGACCATCAGCAGACTGAATTTTTAGTTGTTTTCCGAGGACAGACGTGTCACCTTTGACAGACAATGTCTTTCCTGTACCATCACACAATGTTACGTTATCATGTGCGTTAAATGCACCACGTGCTCTTAAAGAAACAAATGTTGACATTTTTATTTATATCAATATTTAAAATATTTTTTTAAAAATTCGATGAATTAAAATAATTTTAAAAGCAAACTATATACATACAAACAAAACATGAGAGATATCCTTGAAAAGAAATCAATACAAGAGTTACTAAAACTAAAAGAAGAATGTGATGATATCTACTATAATACAGGTCAAAATTCGGTGCTTTCTGACCATGATTACGATTTATTGTGTGATTATCTTCGTAAAAATCGTCAGAAGTTAGAAGTTGGTTCTAAGATAAGAGATGTAGAAAACAAGGTGAAATTACCATTATGGTTAGGTAGTATGGATAAGATATGTCACGAAGAACCAGAACGTAAACTATCAAATTGGAAAAAACGAAATAATTATAATACTGAATTCATTATAGAAGAAAAATTAGATGGTGTATCTTGTCTGATAGTATACGATGAAAGTACAGTTAAACTATATACAAGAGGAAACGGTAAAATCGGTACTGATATTTCTCATCTTAGACCATATTTTGATACTATACCAGTAAAGAATGTACCCAAACACACAAAAGTAAGAGGTGAATTAATTATAACAAAAAAAGATTTCGATACAAAATACAAAACTACATTTGCTAATGCACGAAATCTAGTGTCTGGTTGTGTAAATGCAAAAACAATTAAAAATGGTATCACAGATATACATTTTGTAGCATATGAATTGATTTCCGACGATACTCTCAAACCGTCTGTACAACTGGAAACACTGAAAACATATGGATTTAATGTTGCAAAGTATAGAATTATTTCCGATATCAATGTTGACTCGTTGAAAAAGGAATTAATCGATATTAAAAGTAATTCATCTTATGAAATTGATGGGTTAATAGTACAACATAATAAATCATACACACGAAACACCAAGGGTAATCCTACATATGCATTTGCATTCAAAATGTTAAACTATGAGAATATAGAAGAAACAAGTGTAGAATGTGTTGAATGGAATATCAGTAAATGGGGTCAATTGAAACCAAGATTAAAAATAAAACCAGTGAAAATAGGTGGTACGACTATTTCATATGTGTCGGCTCATAATGCTAAATTTATTAAGGATAATAAGATAGGTTCCGGTACTGTCTTAAACGTAACAAGGTCTGGTGATGTGATTCCTTATATAGTTAATGTAGTCAAATCAACACAACCTGACTTTCCGACGGATATTGATTATATATGGAACGATACAGGAATCGATATTATAACAACAGACGAGACAGTAGAACAAAAGATTAAACATATATTCAACTTCTTCAAGTCTATTAATGTGAAATATTTAGGAATACAAAATATAAGAAAGATATACAATAGCGGGTTTGATACGATACAAAAAATATTAAATATAACTGTAAGTGAGTTGGAAAGTATAGACGGATTCAAAACGAAAATGGCAGAAAACATATACAATTCTATTCACGAATATATATCAAATAGTAATGTAGTGGATATAATGAGTGCATCGGGTGTATTTGGTTTTGGGTTAGGAGAGAAAAAGATACAGACAATGTTTGATAAGATTCCCGACGTGATGAACATGAACAAGGAGGATATAAGGAAAGTTCTTTTAGAAACAAATGGTTTCTCTGATAAAACTGTTGATAAAATCATAACAAATATGGAAAAGGCAAAGACCTTTTATGAGTCTGTAAAATCATACATAATACCAGATAATGTTAATGATGACACCACACTTGTTAATGAATATACAAATGAAAATATAGTATTTAGTGGGTTTCGTGACAAGGAACTAGAAGAGTTTATCAAAAAGAGTGGTGGTAAAGTATCCAAGTCCGTGACAAGAAAAACAACACTATTACTCGTGAAATCTGATAACCAGACAGATAAATATAAAAAGGCTATGGAATATGAAATAAAAATCAAACAACTTTAAGTTATAATATACGAAATATTATAAATTAACAAAAGAAACATTTATCCCATTCATGAGGACTTTTATCCTTTTCGATACTTGATGTGCCTAATCTAATTACCGGTGTAACATCTGTATATACATTGAAATTTTGATTCGGTCCACCTATAATGTTAATCTCAGGACTGACATCTGTTTTTATATTAAATTCAGACACGATTGACTTAGATGTATCGATGTCAATTATCGGTTTAATTCTGCTATTGATGTTAGTTATATCTGTACCTTCCGATACACCTATTTCTGGACTAACTCTAGTATTTATATTTAATTCCCCTTTTTTACCTTTACCCTTTTTACCTTTACCCTTTTTACCTTTACCCTTTTTACCTTTACCCTTTTTACCTTTACCCTTTTTACCTTTACCCTTACCCTTGTGTTTAGTTGGTGATGTACTAGTCGGTGATTTGGTTGGTGATGTACTAGTCGGTGATTTGGTTGGTGATGTACTAGTCGGTGATTTGGTTGGTGAGAATGTTTCAGGTTCACATATATCCTTATAATAATTAATACCTGTATCTATTACACTTTTGTTATTTCCACTAATATGTCTAGAAGGTGGATACAATGGTTCGTATTTAGAAATATAACGATAATTGGGTAATTTTTTGTTAGGAAAATCTCTCATAATAATATAAAAAATATCCTGGATATCATATAGACTAACACTTGAATATCTATCGTCGTATATTATTTCACCTTCTTCATTTACCGATACTCTATATCCCATAACCGACTCTTCAGTTATATCTACAGGATGATCCAATCCAACAACATGTAATAATTCATGTAATAACACATTATAAAATGCGGCGGCAGTCTGTAAATTACATGCATTCAATGTGATAGAACACCCTATATATGCTAACACATTGTTGTTTGTAATGAACTCACGTGTACAGAATCCAATGTATGAATCTGACGTTATATTGATGTAATGGTCACATCCCAAACTTGTATCATTTGACATATAGTTTAGAAATAACGGTGTATCTAGTCCATTGTATAAATAACTATTCACTACGTCAAATGCGGTTTCTATGACTGGTTCATGAATTTTAAATTCCTCATCGTTTACAAGACAATAATTCAATACTGATATATCTGAATACCAAGGTATATTAATCACATTTGGAATGAAACTATATGGTTGTTTTACTTCTTCAGTCTCTTCAGAAATATTTTTTTTCACCACGAAAGATGATGTGTGTAAAATACCTATTAGAAAACAGATACTTTTTCTAAACATACTTTATTGTGTTCATTTATAATTATAATTGCAATTATAATTATTATATATACTCTATCTAGATAGACACACCTGACAATGGTATTTTATATCCAATTGTATTCTTAACAAGTAAAGACAATTCTTTATCGTTTTCAATTGCTAAAAATAAGTGTCTAACAGACAAAGTTGATTTTAGTTGAACCCTTGTTTGATTACCTCCCATTCCCGTCAACTCTGCACACAAATATTCTAATACAGCTGCAAGTGCGATCCTGACACTTACACTTGTTTTATTTGAATGATCAGACATAAATCGTCCTACTCTTGATGGAGGAAACTGAAGACCTGCGTTTGTACGATTCGTAGTCATTGGACGATAGGACGATGCTTTGGTGATAGCTCTAATGAGTTCGCTATTAGCATGTTTCATAAGTTCACCGGATAGTGTCAGTCTAACTGCCTGTTGAAGATGTCTTGATGAAACAGTTGATTTTTTATCCATTCGACACAATTTAAGGGATTCCGACGCAAGTTTATTAGCAATCAAATTCAATATCGTATTTATTTGAAACAGTGTATCTTTGGAGATACTAGTATCAGGATGAACTTGTCTAAGTACTTTTCTAATGTATACATCGAATTTTTCTTTATGTGTTTCTTCGACCTTTCCATGTTGTCCCTTTATCATTTTAATAGCAGTAACAACGGTTGTGGGTTTCATAATCTTATTCTCGTTCATTTGTTCTGCATGTTTGAAAATATTTATAATATGATTCTCGACTGCTTCCTGGAAAACAATTAAAGCATCCTTACTTTTTCGTTTAGATGTATTTATGTCCATCAGTTTCTTGAATACACTTTTAGGTATATTAAAACAATTGAACATTTGTTTTGATTTATAAATACGTCTTTCTGTAATTTTATTCTGGTTTCTCATACCAAATGTTTTACTTGATACATCAGGGCAAGCCTTAACATTTCTGGGTTTGTTTCCTGTGGTTTGACCTAGTTTCATATCCTCCAAATAATGAATAGAACTGACTGCACCTTCGATATCACTGTGACTAATTGTCACTGCTCTTCTCATTTCACATAAAGTCTGTGCTTTCGTACAAATCTCCTTTGATACTGATGAGATCTCACTACGAATTTCATCATTGACAATCGATGACAAAGATCCAACAGATGCTTTCAAAGCAAGTCTTTTAATTGAATTTTTTGATATACTATCACTCATTTATTATATGTTTTTTTAAAAAAAAAAATTAATGTCTACCAGACCCTTTTAAAAGTCGAGTTTTTTTGCTATACTAACATAGAATACAACCCAATTGTATAAAAATGAAAAAAATAAAAAGTAATCAAAATATAGAAAAATGTCAGGACTTGTACAAAATAAATTTTACGTTTATGACTGGTTCAAAGATGAAAAACAAACGGAAATTACTTCATTACGATTGTACGGGTTAAATGAAAAAAATCAAAATGTTTGTGTTCATGTGGATAATTATCTACCATACATATACATTGAACTACCTGAAATTATAGATTGGGAACACAGTTCAAAACATATACTAATTACGAACAAGATAAAGGAGATTGTGGGTACGGATAAACAACCTTTAATGACTAAACTTGTATGGCGAAAGAAATTATACGGTGCATTTCTTGATTCATCAGGAAAATATAAAGTGTTCCCTTATTTATTATGTTCGTTTTCATCAAAGAATGACTACAAAAACCTGATATATAAATGTAAATCTCGAATTTATATTGGAGGATTGGGTAGTATAAAGTTAAAACTACACGAAACCGATGCAAACGAAGTACTACAATTAACATGTGAAAGAGATATTCACACTGCGGGATGGATTAAATTTTACGGTAAGAAACGGAAAGAATCAGAAAAACTGACATTATGTGATTATGAGTATGATGTAAAATATGAAAATTTACATCCGATAGATGAAGATTTACCACCACCAAATCCAAAAATAATGGGGTTTGATATTGAAGTAAATTCGAGTATACCGTCTGCTATGCCACAATCCGATAGAATCGAAGATGTTGTGTTTCAGATTTCGTGTGTATTTTCTAGGTATGGTGACACACCTGATAAATATGTAAAATATTTACTTACACTTGGTGAAGCCGACCAAACAATTACAGGTGAGGATGTTATTATACAGGAATATACAGAGGAATATTACCTGCTTTTAGGTTTCACAGAATTGATAAGAAAAGAATGTCCGAATCTCGTAGTAGGATATAACATTTTGTGTTTCGATATTCCATATATGATTGACAGGTCAAATCTAGGTGGGTTTTTTCCTGAATATGCACTACAAGGATTTCACAAGTATAACTGTGGTAAAATTGAAACAATCAAATGGTCATCTTCTGCATACAAAAATCAAGAGTTCAAGTTTCTGGGTTTGGAAGGTGTTGTGTTTATCGATTTATTACCTTTAGTGAAACGTGATTTCAAATTCAACAACTATAAACTAAAAACAATCAGTGAACATTTCATTGGTGAATCAAAGGACCCTTTGAGTGTGAAGGGAATATTCAAGTGTTATCGAATAGGAACAAAGACAAATGAAAATGGAGAATACACAGAAAAATCAAGAAAAGCAATGGGTATTGTTGGTAAATACTGTGTTCAAGATACTGCACTTTGTTTATTATTAATGGATAAGTTACAGACTTGGATTGGTTTGACAGAAATGGCGAAAACGTGTAGAGTTGGTATTTTTACCTTATATACACAAGGACAACAGATAAAGGTTTATAGTCAATTGTATTACTATTGTTCCAAAAACAAAATTGTTGTAGAGAAAGACGGATACATAAGTGATACAAATGAAAGGTATGTTGGTGCACACGTATTTCCACCAGTTCCTGGAATGTATAAGAATGTTGTTCCATTTGACTTTTCATCTTTGTATCCAACGACAATTATTGCATACAACATTGATTATCATACTTGGATACCAGAAGGTGAAAGTGTTCCAGACCACAAATGTCATGTTATGAAATGGGAGGATCATATTGGTTGTGAGCATGACCCAAAAGTGAAACGTGTATCAGAATTGACTATATACATTACGAATGTAGAAAAGGAAATCAAATCTCTAAGAGAGAAACGAGATAAATTAAAAGATAGAACAAACAAGAAATTACTACAAGATGAGATAAACGAATTAAAAGAAAAGATAAAACCACAAGTTAAGGAACGTTCAGAAATTAACAAGTCAAAACCAAAACGAATTCTTTGTGCAAAACGAAAATATAGATTTCTTAAAGAACCAAAAGGTGTTCTTCCAACAGTTATACAGTATTTACTGGATGCACGTAAACACACACGTTCTGTTGATATTAAGAAGTGTAAAGAAGAAATCAAACGTTTGAAAGAATCAGGGAAAGATTGTGGAGACGAGATTGACTTGATAAACAGAAAGATAAACGTTCTTGATAAACGACAACTTGCGTATAAAGTATCTGCAAACAGTATGTATGGTGCAATGGGTGTCACGAAAGGATATTTACCATTCATGCCTGGTGCAATGTGTACAACCTTTATGGGAAGAACAAATATTGAACGAGTTGCGGATACAATTGTTTCAAAATATAAGGGGGAACTCGTCTATGGTGATACGGATTCAAACTATATTCATTTCCCAGAGATGGAAGGTAAATCTTCCGTTGAACTATGGGATTGGGCAGAACATGTAGCAGACGAAGTAACCAAGTTGTTTCCACCACCTATCAAACTAGAATTTGAGGAAGCTTTGTATTCCTTCTTTTTCATTCTTACAAAGAAGAGATACATGTATCGTGCTATTAACAGTCGTGAAGGAGAAGTCGATATGAAGATTGGAAAGAAAGGAGTTTTATTAGCCAGACGTGATAACAGTAAATTTATAAGAGATGTATATGAAGGTGTAATTCAACGAATAGCAGATGGTGTAGACAGAGACAATGTTGTGTTGTGGATATTAAATGAGATTGATGACATGTACACGAATAGAAAACCGTATACGGATTTCATCGTGACAAAATCAGTAGGAGACGATGATAACTTAAACTTTAAAAAAACTATAAATGAAAAAGGTGACATACGTTATCAAGTCGGTGATTATATGATACCTTATGTGTCAAAAGAAGATGAGGAAGACAAATTCAAAAAGAAGGGTGTCGATAATCTGAAGGACTTTATTCTGACTTCATTACCTGCACAAGTTCAACTTGCTATACGTCTTCGTAATCGTGGACAACGAGTAGATAAAGGTTCAAGAATAGAGTATGTAATTACAAATCCCGATAAACATACCGGAAAACAATATGAGAAAATTGAGTGTGCAGACTATTATAATCGACACAGAAAGGTGATAAAACTAGATTACCATTATTATCTGAAAGCATTGACTAATCCATTGGACCAGGTATTGGATGTTGCATATAACAAATATGTTGATTGGAAACCAGAGATGATTTTGAATCAATATAAATATAGAAGTAAGGACAGAATGAAAGTATTGAACAGTATTAAAAATCGAAATAAAACAAAATTTATTTTTGAATAAACTTATAATAAATGAGTAGTCAAAGTGCAATACCAAAAAGTGCTCCAGCAGCCCCAGTAACAGCCCCAGTAGCAGCCCCAGCAGCAGTATCTAAAACAGGTAAAACTGTAGATAAAATTGTTGCAACTGGTGCAAGTAATATGGGTTATGTAATATCATTGGTTATTGCTATCGCCTTGGCCGTTGTTGCTTCGATTAGTAACATTGTGAATGATTCGATGTCACTTGCATCCGCTCTTACCTTTCTTTACATCATTAGTCAATTTGTGATTGACAATTATGTTGGTGATAGATGTAAAGGTAAAGGTACTGTGTTAAGACCTATATTGGGTACATGTTCCATCTTTTTACTTTCATGGATGGCAATTGCATTTTTCAATATATACTTTGTACCAAAAGTTAAAGACGAAGAAGATAAACCTCAAAATCGGAGGTGATAGATTATTCAATAAAAAAATAAAAAAATATTATATAATAAATGACGTTTATGAAAGAAGTACAAAAAAAGGAAGTATGGATGGTTGCAGGTATTTTCACCATCCTATTCTTTATTATTTCTTCCCCTCAAGTTTATGCAACGACTAAGAAACTACCAGGAGGAAAACAGATTTCAACTTTGGTAGGACACAGTGTTGTATATCTTCTTGTCAGTGTTCTTGTTCTTGCATTGATGAAAATGTATCACGTTAAAATGTAAGATGTCTTAATTTAATAATGTTTAGTACTTGATACATTATTAAATCATTCCGTAGGAGAGTCCGTGGAATTCGGTGGTTCACTATTATCATTTGGATCGTTCGGTATTTCACAATAATTACTTACAATAGGTTCCTTTGCATTCCAGAATCCTCTTTTATGTGCATACCTCTGTAATGCTTTGAAAATAGTGTGCCATTCTTGTGTATGTCCTTCTGACTTACATAACACATGTCCTATCTCGTGTAAGATAACGTAAATCAACATATTCTTGTCGTAATACTCTTTATCTTCATCCTTAAGACAAATGTAAATTTTCTCCTTGTTAATTGTGTATGATTTCTCACCTTTTGAGATTGGAATTCTATCAATAATATTACCATCGTTTAGTCCTTTCAATATACCTTTGAATGTAACATTCTTTGGGTCAAAAAACGGACGTAATTTATCCTTTATACTCAAGAGATAGTTATCAGGAGTGAGGAATTCTCTTACTTGAATAAACAAAGATGTAATTATGATAAATAAAATGAGAATTAAAAATAACATTCTATCTTTATATAAAATGGATAAAACATTTACATTTGATAATAATATTAAAAGTTTCGAACAGTATAAATTAAACAATAGTGTTATTACAGTATTGGGTGAAATACATGTTTCAGAAGAGTCAAATATCACAGAATATATCCACAATATCAATAACACAGATGATACAATGGTGTTTTTGGAACTAGACACTAAGAGTGTAAATGACAAAATCTATATGCAAGGAATTAAATCTTCTACGATTAAAGATGTAGTTGACAAGTTTAGGAACGATAAGATATATTATTTTGATAATAGAAATGAATTTCTTGGTGGAAGATATCATTTCGAATTATATTACAACGACATTAGACAACTTGATGTGAAAAAGTATATAGATATATATCAAAAATTTATTACGAGTAATGTAATGTTGGAAAATGAGACTCAGGAAAATTATGAAATTAGACAAACTATAATCAGTGAATTGGAAAGAACCAACATTGAAAAAACATTTATAGACGAAAATATAGTCAAATTTAATAATAAATTGACGGAATATAACAATATTGAAATTTTCTACGGAACAGAGAGAGACAAACTAAAAAAATTTTATGAAACAGAGAGAGAAAACCTACAAAATCGTTATGAATCAGATGAATTCGGAGCATTTTATATAAGAGATGAATTAGAAAAATTAAACCAACAAGAACAAGAGTGGCAATCTAAATTAAACCAACAAGAACAAGAGTTGCAAACTAGAATAAAAAGTGATATAGAAGAATATCGTGAACCACTCATAACTGGTTTTAGGGAGTTCTGGGCCAATGTTGTAGATGAGAATTTGATACAAATGATACGAAAAATAATCGAAGGTAATCCACAAACAAAATTTGAATTCATTATTATAGTGGGTTCACAACATACAAGAAATTTGAATTATCGATTTATACACAAACCATCACAATGGATGATTGAGATGAATCTAGAACATCTTCGAACAGACTATATAGAAAACAATGAACGAATTAAGGTTGACTATCGTGTCGATTCTTTTTGGGATGACCCTAAAATACAGTTAATGGATCTTCCTGAACTTCCTTAATCTTGAAAATTATTTTGATGTATAATAAATGACAAATTATTTTATTATTCTATTACCTGCAATACTAGGGTATATGACATCCATATTTTGTGGACCTACGAAAGATGCCGGTAATACAGTTAAATTTAGACCACCTGGATGGGTATTTGGAATTGTATGGCCTATACTTTATATTATGATAGGTGTAGCATGGTCACGTTCTATGGAACATACTCCCTTGTTTATTCTACTACAACTTTTATTAAATGGTTGGTTGATATCGTATGGTTGTATGAAGAATAAGGTATATTCCTTATACATTTTGTATTTGTCCATTGTGAATGTTTTACACATCATTGTAAGTATTAAATCATCAAACAGATACTTACTTGTACCGTTATTTGTCTGGTTAAACTTTGCGGCACTTATTAGTTCTCACGAAGTACAGTCATCTTGTCGTTAATAATAATACATTCGTGTATTATTATATTTAAGTATTCATATTTAATGTTAACCCACCTGCCTTGTTTACTCGGTCTATATCTTCTTTTAACTTTTTGTAATCAATATTCATCTTTTTGAAATCCTTTTCCATTTTATTCTCGACAACTTTCTTGGGGGTTCTCTTCATCTTTTTCTGTTCTAATTTCTCTTTTAATTTCTGTCTCAATTCTTCCTTTGATGACATGTTTATAGTATACCTTCATTTATTTAAGTCTTTACTAGAACATAAACTAAAAATAGAATCAAACTAAAAACTGATACAATAACAGGGTATGATATTCAGTATGTTCATCGTCCATATATTCAATAGTTTCATAATTTTCAATTGTATAATATTCACTCATTTATTATACAAAAATTATGAATATTTTATAGAAAAATCTACTTTATTACCGACAGGACAAGTAAGAATATTCTCTATGAGGTATGCTTGTGTCTTGGTCATATTACAAATATCCGAATCATCAAGAATCTCCAACATTTCTACACATATATCAGACGGAATGTTATATACTGGTTTATAATCACAAATATTTCGTATGTATGCAGATAGACATTCAAAACAGTATGGTGTAGATGTATTTGTCCATTTGTACATTATGTCATTCTTGTGTTCAAAACAAATTCCACATTCCTTGTTTTTATCGGTTTTTAGTGGTGAGTTATACACTTCGTACATTTTCATCAGAAGTAATACATGAATTATAAATATTGTCCTTGTTATCAATATACGTGTGTAAACCTCTCCCTTTTTGACAATATTACTACTATCTATATTTGAGACTATTTGTGATAACATAACTGTCATTAGTTCACTCTCTCTTGTCAATGAGACTCTTCCTTTTAGAAAATTGTTTATAATCGTATGTGAAGCATCAAAGTCGTCAGAATGGAATGTATGTGATTTAGGTGCATGTACACCATGTTTATCCCAAGTCAGTTGTTTATGACTGAAATACTGTAATATGTGACAAGGTATTTTGTATTTATCTTGTTTTGGTATGACGATATCCATAAAAACACAGATAGTTTTACTTTTGTTTGATTCGGTGAAAGAGAAATCATACTTGTACGTAATTTTATATTTACTCACTTCAAACAGTTTTTCAAAAATGACATGGTTTTGATATGATACATAATTCGTTACTGTTATATCAGAAATACCAGGGAGTTTTTGTAAGTTATTTATGTATACATTGACTTCTTCTTGTGAGTTAAAAACAACATCAATGTCCCTGATTTCAGTAGTTCTGTTTTCAAATGAACTAGGTTGGAATGTCATGTCAAATAACAATTCTCTGAACTTACTTCTCTGTCCTGTTTTGTCTAGCTCGTTTACGAAATCCACAATTCCCTCCTTACGTTTAAAGTATGATATTATTGAACCTCCAAATATCGTACCGTTAGATTCACGAACAGTTTGCATACAATGTTTCTGTAGTAGAAACCTTTCAACTCTATATCGTACAACAGAGTCTTCCATATTGATGATTCTTCGATAAGTTAATTATTGTAAAACCTACAATAATTAATTCATTTTTTATTATATATCATCGAAATCAAATCCAAAATCATTATCATTTTCGATTGTATTTTGTTGTTCTATACCTCCTTCCGATACTATATCAAGGAACTTAGGAGGTACTTCTGACATTTTGAGTAATTTTTTCGCTTCGTAATCATGATACTTATATACGATATCAACTCTATCGTTCTGAAATTCTCTTCTACCAACTAATACAATATCATCTACTTTAAACCATACACGTTTTCTGAATTTACCAGGGATAAGACCTAGAATTTCACTACCATCTGTTAATAATACAGTGACCTTTCTATCACCTAACATTTTCGTAATTTTGCCGTATTCTTGTTCGTCATCCTTTAATACTAAAGTTCTAGTTGATACTTCCGTACTTTTTGGTTTTTTTGATTTTTTAGCTGGCATAATTTATTTAAAATGTTGATATCTAAGGAAAAAATCAGATTAATTTAAATGACGGTACTTACATATGAAAAGTATAACAAGACTAAGTTTGCAGTGAGGGGTGATATGGAAAAACATCATCCATTTGTAAAATCCTTGAACGGGCGAGTAAATAAACGAATGAAGGGTGGAGAGGGATGGTTAGTTGATATCAAATATGAAAAGGAGTTGGAAGAATTTGTTCGTAATCAAAATGAGGAATCAGATAACGAACAAGAAGACGATGCACCTGTATTTCAGGCTGAGAATGTTTACGAAGAGAGATTTGATGATGATTTGAGTAGTGGTATAAGTACAATCACAGAAGAATCGGAGAATGTAGAAGAACTACATACAGAAGATGATAGTAGTGACGAATCTGTATTCAAAGAATTAGAGGAACGAGAAAGAATGGAAAGGGAAGAACGAGAAAGAATGGAGAGAGAACGGAAAGAACTAGAGAAAGAGAAGGAGAAGTTTGAAAGACAAAGAAGAGAACGAGAAAAGGAATATGAAACAGAAAGAGAACAAGAGAGATTAGAATTTAAACGACAAAAGGAAGAGTTCGAAAGACGAAGAGTAGAACAAGAAAAGGAATATGAATTGGAACTAACGAGACGAAGAGTAGAACAGGAAAGAGAATTGGAACTAGAGAGACAAAAAATAGAACAATTGAAGGAATATGAAATAGAAAGAGAACAAGAGAGATTAGAATGTAGACAACAGAGAGACAAAGAAAAGGAGTATGAAACGGAGGAAAAAACAGATACACATGAAATAGTAGAAAACGAAGATGAAACTGTTAATCATCGTGAAAACGTAAATCCTACAGAATTACAAGAAATGTTAGAATACTACAGAAAGTTTTCAAAACCAATCAAACCGAAAACAGATAAGAACTACCTTGCAATTGTAAAGATAATGAATAGACTAAATACTCGTGTCACAAAGTTGGAACATAAATATCAAAAACTGAAACGAAAATATTCCGACCTTAAATCTAACAAAAGACAATGATCATGATAACAATAAATACAAGGAAACATTTTATCATATCTTTATAACATAATGGTTGGTCATCTGTATTGGGTGTATAAGGTTTCATTTGTGGTGAATATCCACGTGAAGATGATACCGATTTGGGCATCAATAATTCACTTGTTACCTTAGTGCGCTTACCGTTCTTAAAACAATATGCCATTTATTATGTATAGAAATATTAAATTTCCGATAAAATCTTTAAATTCGTTTGTATCTCCTTTAACGATATCGTATTTTCTTGATGGGTCATATCGGTTACTAACAATATATTATCGTATTTATGTCTTAATATATTGTATTGTTTTATAGTATCGTCCTTGACATTCCTCATATTACTCAGTTTCTTGTATAATATATATTCATGTTTACCTAATTCTAAATCTTTATGAATTCCCTTTACACTTGGTTTACCACTACCTTGAGACTTTAATATGTTTATTTTATGATGAATTCGTTGTTCATTCTCGTTAATATCACGGTATATAGATACAATTTTAGATATCTGTGATTTTATTCGTTGTTTTTCTCTGTCTAGGTGTAAATAAATCTTATCCATATATTGTAAGACTGTTAGTATATCCTTAATACTGTTTGTTGTATATTGTCTATTGTTTATAGTACTGTATAACGAAGATAACATTGTATTCGTATCATGATGAATACTCTGTTTATATTTTAACATAGATTCGAAATCAACAGAAATTATATAACGAAATGTCTTATACGTATAGTTTGATACATAAGTAATGGATGTAATGTTGTTTGTATCATCCATGTAGTATACTTCCCGGACATTTTTAATCCCCATTTTATGTTCACTTTCGTTGTCTGAGTTTAGTCGTTTCACATAATTTCCAAGTTTACTATTATCTTTGTGATTGATTTCTAATACGTTATAAACTTGTTCGGAATTATTGTAGTCTATCGTGTATTTGTTCGTGTCTATAGTAACCAGGAATAAGTTCATATTATCTTCGTCTATTAACTCAAATGATACACAACGTCCATTAAAGATATATAACGCATGAACAATTAAACGATATCCTAAAATTTGTTTAATTTTGTTTATATTTATTTGCATTTTTTTTGGTATAATTTGTTTTTATATAATAAATGAACTATTTAGACTTAATTCCAAAATATGTTAAAACATTAACAGGTGGTGGTGACAAACCAACATTATATGTATATACAGGAATAAATGATCCTGAGTTGTTATACAAGTTACAAGAGAATAACTTACAAATTCACAAGAATGTTAAAAATTCGAATGATAAAAATCTCTTGGGAAACGGAGAAATTGCTATGGAAATATCACCTGCAGACTTTAAACAAGATTACGAACAACATATAAGAAATTCTATAAAGAAAGCTATTTTAATGGAAGCTTTTCCGGTTAATGAAGACGGATTTGGTTATGATTATACTAAACCATTTGAACTCTCGTCACAAGAAATTGATTGTATGGTTGATGAGAATAGTGAGAAAGTCTATAAGTTATATAGTAATGACAACGATAATATGTCAGGTGATGGTGTTAAAAAAGTAATTAAATTTGTAAACATTGATGATAAACAAATTAGACTTGTATTAACTTATGTGGAAGTGGATACTAGTGATGGTGAATGTAAACGAACAATAAATAATAATGCAAATAGTAGTAAAACACAGAAATGTAGCGGTGATATTTCCGTAGTTAAAGCACATAAACGATATAAAGAACCAGAAAGGGTAGACATTGTGGAAGGAATAAAATTCTTTCGTGCTGTTGCTGCTGCTGCTACTCCTACTGCTCCTACTACTCCTCCTGCTCCTACTACTACTACTCCTACTCCTACTACTACTACTACTACTCCTACTCCTACTACTACTGCTACTACTACTACTACTACTACTACTCCTACTACTACTACTACTACTCCTACTCCTACTACTACTACTACTACTACTACTACTGCTACTCCTACTACTACTGCTACTCCTACTACTACTACTACTCCTACTACTACTGCTACTCCTACTACTACTGCTACTCCTACTGCTCCTCCTGCTACTGAACAATGTACACAAGGTAGTGATAAAGTTTATGACACAATTGTCTGCGATGGTGTAACATATTATCATTGGAGGGAAAAACCAGGTGATGAGTACGATGTTATAACGTTCAATAATAAATCGTATTATAATGTTGGACCTTGTAAATTGAAGATGGGTTCAAAACCAATATATGAAGTAAAAAATAGTAACCTAACAAAAGGTTCTTCATTGATAGTAAGTGATGGGGTACTATGTGATGAAGAAGGTGGTAAGGTGACTGAGAGATTAGAAAAACACAACCCAAATTGTACTAAAGCGTATACAACAACAGATACGATTCCTTTATTAAAAGCACAGGAAGGATTTACTCTGTTTTCAGATGACTGGGGATGGGTAGAATACCTGGTTATATTCGTAGTCGTTTTATTGTTAGGTTTCGGTATATATTATTTCATGTCTAAATCAAAATCAAAATCAAAATCAAAATCAAAATCAAAATCAAAATAATACATCATTTAAAATATTAATTTCCGTTTCTTAATATAAATTAATATGAGCGAAAATGGAGACCCTATTTCATCTCTTCCCACGACGGACGAAGTACCAACACAAGACGACATTCAATTAATCCAATCTGTATTTAAATCAAATGAAAAGGAAGTTATTACTATAATCGATGACTTAAAAGAACCCATCATTATCTGTGTTATTGTAGTTATATTATCTCTACCCTACGTGAATACATTAATCAATACATATATACCATCATTTGGTAACGAGACTTATCTGGGAGCAATTATTAAAGGAATAATTGCAGGTTTAATACTTTGGTTATTAAGATTAAGAACAAAAAGATAGATATATAATAAAGATGGAAGAAGAATATGTTCCAGAATTTGCAGCATACGAACGTGTGGGTTTACCAGGTGATGCATTAGTAGGTATAACGTATAACCAGTTTACAAAAACAGATAAACTTGATATGTTTATCATAAATGTAGATAAAATAGGTAGAGAAGTCAACGAACGTCACCCAGGAACATTGTCATATAGTGATATAGAATATCTAGTAGATAAATCTCGTTCAATACCAAAAATTGAGTTTAAGAATCCAACCGCATATATACTATCTTATATTATAACAGAAAGTGGACGAACACAACCTACATTATCTAGACTAAATCAGGTATACAGAATTCTACAGGATCTATCTACAAAAGATGATGTAGAAAAGGTAGATTTAATACGATATTCTATATACTGGAATAAAACTATTATACATCTATAATAGTTAACCTAAAATCACATAAATATAATAATAAGTATTAATATAGCAATAATGATCCAGTAAATCCATGATTTACACTCACTAAAAGGGTTTAGAAAATCAAGAGGACTTAAAATGGTTCCTTTGTCTCTTCCTCGTCCTTATAACAGTTTGACATTTATTATACTACTATATTAATTTCAATAAATGTTTTTCCCATTTTGAACTCAACTTTTTGGATATAACCTTTGTGTTTTTATGACTAGATACATCTCGTTCTTTATCGATGATGACCTTCTTATCTTCTATTTTAATATTTGTTATATCATCTATAAAATTATTATTATAGATAATATTATGATTTGAAATATAATTAAGAGTGGTATAAATAATTATCTTAAACAATAATTCCCTTGCATCTGCAATAGATAGTGAGTACCTTTTCATCAACTTTATAACATATAACTGAATATACATTTCTTTCTCACTTTTCTTTCTTACGTCACTCCAGGATGTAATAGGTTCACTGACTTCATCTTGGTAAGTAGATTTCATATCAAGTTTACGTGATAATAATTCAGTTATCTCTTTGAACAAAACACGAATATCTTTTGTTGTATCAATGAAGTAGATAAATTCTCTGTTTTTATAATTACAACGAAGTGTATCATCAACGATATAAGTTCCAAAAGGTGCTTTACCATATGCTAATTTTTCAAATACATTTAACCAGTAAATGTCTGTAGTAATGTCATAACATTTCAAAAATAAAGGAAACAATATATTCCTTAATCCCATTCCTTATATTATAATACATTTAGTTTTTAGAAGTGTTTAACTTTCCTGGTCTAGATGGTACCAAGTAAATGGATTCCACCATACATAATTATCTTCCAGAGGTTCCATATGTTTACACTTTTTAAACTCTTCCATCAGAACAAACCCTCTCCATGAATTGTTTTTCTGTTGCCAAAACGATTTAACTTCTTCCATATTTATTTATTAAAATATTTTCTTTAAATAAATGGGAAAAGTTATTGATTTATTTCAAAGTGCATTGTCAGGAACCGAAGATAAGGATAACAAGTCATCATTTAGTTATAAACAAACATTAAGTTATACAATGATGATGTTTTCGGCGTTTGTTATCACAATGATTATAGTGTTATTAATTGGTAAGATATTATGGAACGATTATCTAACCGAGGTTATTCCAGGTATAAAAAAGGTTGATAGTGTGTTCCAGTTGGCAGCTATATTCCTACTGACACAGATGATGTTTTGATAAAAAATAAATATGAATTTAAATACTTACTGATTATTATTAACTAAAAATGAGTATGCAAATATTTGTAAAAACATTAACGGGAAAGACTATCACTCTTGATACGGATTCAAGTGATACGATTGAAAACGTTAAACAGAAAATTCAAGACAAAGAAGGTATTCCACCAGACCAACAGCGACTAATCTTCGCAGGTAAACAACTAGAGGATGGAAGAACACTTGCTGACTATAACATCCAAAAGGAGAGTACTCTTCACCTCGTCCTTCGACTTCGTGGTGGTATGGACAGATTATGGTTAGCAACACTTGGGGTTGCTGGAGGAGTTACCTTGATGGTTGCTTATTATCTTCTTCGAAAGTAATATTGATTATATTTATAAAATATTTCATATCGTTGAAATATTTTAATTACTATGAATAAATGTCATCTAATATTTCAGCAATCTTGGATGACTGGTACAAAGCAAAATTGACAATAAACTCACTGGAAAAGAGAATACAACAACATAAGAAATTATTAAATCGTTACATGGATGTACGTAGAGTCAATTCAATAAGTGATAACAACTATGTACTGGTGAGAAGATATACAAATAGAGAGACAGTCAGTAAGAAAGATCTATCACCTGAATTATGGAGTAGGTTTGCAAAGAGAACTAGATTCCCTTCATTTTATGTATCTAAAAAACGAATGTAATTATTTAGGTTTAAATAGAATAATACATATTATAAAATGTCGAAACAAGTTAATATTTCATCAGTTGAAACAACAGAAAAATTTCCTCTTAAACTAGTTGAAAAGTTATATACAAGATTGGTACTTGAAATGAACTTCGAATTATCACCTTCGAATATCACCATGTATCTAGTTACTCTGATGCAATTAGTAGAGAGTATAACTTCATTGAAAGGGCATGACAAAAAGAATCTGGTTATTCAAGTTATGGAATTTCTCATTATGGAGCAGATAAGAGATGACAATGAATATAAAGAACAACTGTCCTTGTTAGTGAAACTTACATTACCAGAATTAATCGATACCATAGTTAGTATTGACAGAAAAGAAGTGAAGATTAAGATTAAGAAAGGTGTAAAAAATTTGTTAGATGGTTGTTGTCCGAAAACAAAGACCAAAAAATAAATCTGATTTTAAATAATTTATTCCTGATTTAAAATCAAAATACTAAAAGAAAATGTCCTCTAAACAAAACACGCAATTAACTGACGTCGCAACCTACGATGTTAAAAATATTGTCTTTTCTGACCCAGTATCAGGAGAGATTCCGGATAGTAAGCCAAAGATTGAATTCAAAAGAATCAATATAAGTACTCTTAACCCCGATGGAACAGAAGGTGAATTAATTCTTCCTACCGAGAATTTGTATTCATTTGGTGTCTGTGAAAACAGAAGTATGGAGACAAACAAGGTAAATGGTTATACATTTCCAATCTGTCTTTGGAACAAGAATGGACCCACCGAGACGGAAACACAATGGACAGACAAGTTCAATGAGATTATCGATACTTGTATTGACCATATTGTTGACGTAAAGGATGACATCGAGATGTATGAGCTGACAAGGTCTGACTTAACCAAGTCTAAAGGTGGTATAAATCCATTATACTGGAAGAAGGAACGAGTAAAGAATGAAAAGACAGGTAAGATGGAACTACAGAATGTTCCAGGAAGAGGTCCTACATTGTATGCGAAACTAATGTATTCGAAAGCAAAGAATATATTTATGTCTCTGTTTTATGATACAGAAGGTAACAACTTGGAACCACTAAATCTTATTGGTCAACATTGTTTCTTTAGAGGTGCAGTCAAGATTGACTCTATATTTATAGGTTCTAAGATTTCAATTCAGGTAAAAATTTATGAAGCAGAGGTCGAACCAGTCACAAATGGTCCTAAACGTCTACTTTCAAGACCAAAGGTAGTGCCAAAGGTTGTAGTCGAATCAAAACAACCAGAAGAAAAAGAGAACGAGACTGAGATTAAAGATTCAGACTCGGAATCTGAGGAGGAAACTCCACCACCTAAAAAACTCATAAAGAAAGTAGTACGTAAAGTTAAAAAATAAATAAAGTATACATGAAGATTATATTTACATTCCAATTTGGAATTTAAATTACATAATATTATTTAAAGACGGTTATTTTTATATAAAATGTCATTTAGTATTAGAAAACAAAAACCAGTCGAAAATCTCAATATCGAACAACAAATCCTCAATAGTACTGAAATTAAAACTGAAGAAGATTTGAAAAAATTTTTGTTAGATGTATCAAAAAATGGTACTGATGGTAGAAAAAACAAGAAAAACAAAAAAACATCAGGATTTTCAAACAGACCAACAAAGTACAGTAATGATGAATTGTAATTAATTATTTACATTTAAACGAAATAATTAATTAATCAATCTAAATATATATTTACAATAGAATAAAATGTCTAAACAATATATTGAAATAGATTCGACATACAGAAACCGAAACGAGTTCAAGAATCCAAGTGAATTCGAGATTGATTTTAATACACCTATCAGGGAACCATATGTAGCAATCGACCCGGTCAGTGATCAGGCTCCGATAATAGAATGGGATTTTACTTCTTCTAATAATAATAGTTATATTGACAATAAAACCGTAAATGTAACTCAAACAAGTTCAGATAATTTGACTCTCGATATTGAACATATAACTGGTACTGGTGGTGATATCCTTTCGGACAAAGATGATTATTATAATACAGTTGTTGTGGTGGTCGGAACTGAAAGTAGACGTATCGTAAAATATAAATATCTATCATCATATCCAAATCCAAATCCAACTACAGTTAAAGCACAAATTACAGTAGACTATCCATTTTCCACGAGTCCTAGCAGTATCGAGTTTAAAAACCCAAATATTATATCTACAATACCTGCATATATTTTTGTACCAGGAGGAGGTATTTATGATAATACATATATAGGATATTATTTGTATAACGAAGATAATCAAACGTATCATGAAATTAAAGATTATGATAGTGTTACACGTCGTGTAAAAGTAGAAGATAATTTCAATGGCACTCTTCCTCCAAAGTTATCTATACGTAAAATACCTCCATCTCATACATTAACAACTACTTCAAATCTTGACGGATATATAAGTTCCAGTTTATTGAGTAACATAACTGTGAATAGGTATCTAAATTTTATACGTGATACTACTGACGGGGAATACTATAAAATTATATCTTTTAATAAAGACACACATACAATCACTGGAGGAAGTAATAGTTCAACGACAATATTATCGTTCCCAAGTCCAATAGAAACCCCTTCTATAGGCGATGAAATTACATACAATGGTCAAACAAGGAAGGTTGAGTCGGTATCAGGCAATGGACCAATAGTTGTAACATTAAATGAGGGTTTCACATCTACAGTAAGATTGTATACCTCAGGAACCGCAGTGACATTACTGGATGGTACACTCTCAACTGGTGATAAATTAACATATGATGGTGCAACAAGAGATGTTACTAATAATATTAATACTATTAATACTTCTTTTATACCGGATATTCCACAATACCAACCTGTCGATTTCAGATCAGAAGAAAAAACAGTTTATGTCACGACGACAGGTAATAACTTATCCTTAAGTAATGGAGGTGATGTATATAAAACGTTTATGATTGGTTCTAAAGTTGTATATAACAATCAAACAAGAGAGATTACCGGTTTTAATAATACCAATGCAATACTTGACAGTGCATTTAGTGTTGATTTAAGTAATGAAAAAGTTAATCTTCCTTCCATATATAAGAAGCTCGATGTTATAACATCTGGTACTACTTTAACTTTAGTAACAGGTGATAGTCGAGACGTACTTACTGTAGACGGAACAATTACATATAGAGGTATTACACGAAAAATAACTTTATTTGATACTATAAATCCAAGTATTACGGCGGATTTAAATTACCAATTTCCTAATGATATTGAAGGTGTATATGTTGCAAAAACAGATGCTAATATACCTTCTGGTACAGACTTTACATTAGTTCAAAAATCAAATATAAATAATATTACATATAGCAGTATTGATAATAGTAGTAATACTATCAACGTTGTATCATCCACTTTAACTTTAGAAATACTATCAACTACGTATGATAACAATTCTTCACTACAATATACAGGGAGTATCATTTCTCAAACTCAATTAGTATGTCATGAAATTGAACTATTACATATAATACTTCCAAATAAAGTGCTTAATCATTATCGGGGTGGTCGAGTTTCAAGACATCCTTATATTTATGTTGAGTTGAGTAATGTATCATCAGGACAAAATAGACATAATATCTACTCTAACAATCCACATGCAGTGAAAGCACTGTTTAAATGTTCGATTAGAGATATATCGTATCCAGTTCAATCACCTTATGTTAAATTAGACGGTGGTGGAATGGTTCAGACAATCAAATTTAAACCAACGGACCGATTGTATTTCAGAGTTATATTATCAGACGGAACATTATTTAAAGTTGAAGACGAGGAGACATTCAGCCCATTACCTCCGAATCCTTCTATACAAATCAATGTGATGTTCTCCATACGAAAAGTTTAAATTTATATAATAATCGAAAACGATTAAATTATTATATAAAATCTTCCTTGTTAAAGTGATAAACGATAGTTGATTTTGTTGGTAATTTTCGTTTTATACACCTCTTTTTCCATTGAGGTAGTTTATAAGTCCCTTTGTTACTTATACATCTTTTATGACCTTCACTTATATGTCTATACTCAACAGGACATGATGATTCGTTACATGGATTGAAACCTTCTATACATCCGTAGATTCCGGATGGATGTAAAATATTATTGCAGAATTTAGGACACGTTTCCGATTGACAAATGGGAAAATAACATTTATCTTCTTCATCGACAGGAATATACCTTACAATGAATTTATCAGAGTATGCAAATAGAATTCTGTAATACATCATTTTATATCTTAATTACATCATACTCAAAATAATCACTTTAATTTTAACAATGGTATTCTGTATTCATCTACGATCTTCTTGTCAACAATACGTGCTTTACCTCCAAATAAAACAGAAAATAAACGTGCACGAGCCCATGATTCAGGTGTTTGATTTGGTCTAGAACCACCCGAGTAGTATGCACCTCTACCTTTACTTAATATCTTTTCGAACCCTTCCATTTTCACACCTAACTTTTTTGCAATAGACTTTGGTGATGTATTTCCCTTACCAAAATACATATGTGCTTTCATTGTCCAACTACTCTTTTTAACTGGAATATTCTTTAGTCGAGGTCTATCTCTCTTTTCTATAATCGATCTTGCTTGTTTTCTCTTTTGTTCTGGTGTCAAATACGAAGGTATATATCGTTCTGGAATATTTTTTCCGTATATTCGAACCTTTTTAACTGGTGGTAGTTTATTATTTGGTTTTTTAATAGATTCTAGTAAACGAACTTGTTGTTTTGCTTTCGTCAATGATGTTCCATATGAATGTATCTTATCTGTTTCCGAATTTCTTACACGATATAAGTCTTTATTCGGTAGTTTTCGTATTAAATAAGGCATTTATTTAATATCAATATAATTTATACGTCACAATCAAAATTCCAATTGTCTGTGTTACTTCCTTCTACGGTAGATGATAAGGTATATTCACTTACACGTTTTTCAAAGAAATTTGTCTTACCATCAATGTCTATCTTATTCATAAAATCAAAAGGATTTGTTTCATTATATATTTTATCATAACCAAACTGATTACATAATCTATCCGCAACATATTTGATATATTGTCTCATCAAATCAGAGTTCATACCAATTAAACGACAAGGTAGTGATTCACATATAAATTCTTCTTCAATCTCGACAGCTTCTCTGACTATCTCGTGTAGTGTTTCTTGGCTACATTTGTTCTGAAGATGTTCATGAATCAATATTGCGAAATCTGTGTGTTGTCCTTCATCTCTTGCAATCAGTTCGTTACTTGTACCTAGTGCTTTTGTCATGATATTTCTACTCTTCAACCAAAAGATGGCACAGAAACTTCCACTAAAAAAGATACCCTCTACGACAGCAAAAGCAACCACTCTTTGTTCAAATGGTCTTTCGGATAACATCCATTTCTTTGCCCAGTTTGCTTTCTTAGCGATACAAGGTATCGTGTCTATTGCATTGAACAACATCTCTTTACGTTTAGTATCCTTGATATATGTATCAATCAACAAGGAGTATACTTGACCATGAATATTTTCCATTGTACCCTGTAGTGCATAAAAATTACGAGCTTCTGGTGCTTTAATATCATTGATGAATCTGGAGGTAATATTTTCAAGTACTATACCGTCAGCACCGGCAAAAAACGCAAGAATATGTTCTATAAAGTAACGTTCGTCATCATTTAGTTTTTCCCAGTCTTTGATATCCGATGCATAGTCTATTTCTTTTGCAGTCCAGAAACTTGCTTCCTGAACATTATATGCATCTTGTAACCGTGGAAACTTATATGGAAGTTGAGTAAATCTTGAGTTATCTTCTCTTAATAAAGGTTCTTCAATTCTTGTCATTTTATTTTTGGGTATAAAAATAAAATTATAAAACAAAATCATTTTGATTTAATAATACCTTGGTTGTTGCATCATTGGCATTTGTAAGGGTAATGTCGTTGGGGGTGGAGGACTACTCTTCATTTTCTTAATCATAATAAATATAATAAGAGTAACAATTGATCCTACAATAATCATAATGATAATTCCAGTATTACTCTTTTTATTTTTCAATTCTGACTGTATGCTTGCATTTAGTTCGTTCAATGCATCCATGATTTTAGTATTTTTTTGAATACACTCCATTTGAATATCTGACGTTGCATTCACCTTTATCTTCTCAATAGTACAATTACCTTTTGCTTTAATCTCTCTGATTATCGCTTCGGCGGATGAAAGATTCTCTGATAAACAATCCATAAAGTCCTGTTCTTTAAAAGCGTTTACAACCTCATTTATCTGTTTAGATATTGTTGTATTTTGGTCTAATGATACATCAATACCGATCATATTGCCTGTTTCTTTTGTCAGGGTGTTTTTCAAATCAGTTTCTGCAAAATTTTTTATAATATCTTTTGAGATATTTGCTTGTAAACATTTAAGTTCCATTTTTGAATTTGCGGTAATGTCTACACCGCTGATAGTTAAGTTTTCACCACAATCAAGTTCACTTATATCAAGGTTAGCAGTTGCACCTGCCGATGTTTTACATGTAATTGAATTTTCTGATACAAATTCATTCACTGTATTTGAAAAAACCTCTTGGATATTTGTATTGTGTTCTGCACTAAATGTTGCACCCATTTATTAATAATATTTATATTATTTATTAATAATATAAATATTATTTATTTATAACTATTGATATTATTAATAAAATGTTATCTTATTCTGGATTAACAAGTTATGGAAAAGCAGGAATTCCATCTGTTGAAGGGTGGGGTACCAGTATGAATATAATGAAAGACCCACCTAAATCGATCTATACAAAACGTAAAGATAAAGTAGGGACAACTTCACATATCACACAACAAATCGAAGATTCAGGAGATAGACATAGTGAAGCAATTCTTAAATTTGCACGTGGTATTAATCAATTCACCGATGTTGAATATAGTAATAATGGAAGTAATATTGGTAGAGGTAGTAATAACAGTATTGTTCCAGGTGGTCCTGTGCAAGCTAAACTACCTAATCGTATTATGAAAGATGGAGAATTCAGACCTCCTATTATTGCACCCCAAGACCTACTACCATTGTCTAGACCTAGAAGACCGAATTCATCCATGGTTACAAATATCGACAATGTTGATTTTACACAAAGACCGTACTCATTTGAACATAAACAAAATGGAAGAGAGATTAATAAACAATATAACACCAAGTCCGTAGCTCCCACAAAAACATACAAACTGGAAAGAACAATTGGTCAGACTATGAAGGATTATATCAGAGAGAGAATGCCGGCGTATGTATCAACACAAAAAACAAATGGTGGATTACATTACGAAGTTGTACGCGGAGATAATAAGAATGTATCAGCAGTTCACGAAGGTATACTTCAGGGACATTTTCAGACACAAGTTGGAAATCCTATGCATCAATATAATAACAATGTGGATACAGAACGATATACTCGTGAAACATATGTAAATCCTGTTGTAACAACTAAAACATCCGATTTGTCAAATATTCTTAACGATGTTAAGGGTGATTATATACAAGTTAGAAATGAAATACCGAATATATCAGTTTCCGGTATCAAATCGAGTAGTGCAAACAATCCAAGTCAACATAACTATCAAAATAATCTAGTTTACACAAAAAACGTCCCTAATCATACAGCAAGTACAAATACGAGAGGTAAAGGAGGAACAGATATTATATCAAGACAATACAGTCGTCTACCTACTAGAACATCAAGAGGAAGTTTTGCGAACAGTGGAAATATACCATCAACACATAAAGATACAACAATCATGTTAAGACATTCAAACAAGCAAGATCTTTTAAGTAAAATGAAAACTTTACGTTAAAAATAATGTTTTATATAATTAAAATGTCAAACTATCTCCTTAATACAATGTCAAACTATCTCCTTAATACTATAAAAAAGACTATCGTTTCTTTTGATAAAGATTGTCACTATAGTAAAAATTTAAAAGAACTTACGAATAAACCTGTCAACACGGATAAAATAATTAAGATATTGACTGATGGTTATATGTACCATAAAGATATGGAAAGTGTTAATTGTGTATTGGAAAGTTATCTTAGGAAAAATAATGTTGTGAAAAATAGTATTTCATTAATTCAATCGAGCCAGATCCAGGATATTGCAAATAAAAATAATGTTGTAACAGTTAATAAAGATATAAATACATATATTAAGAATATCAGACCACTATCGTCTGGTACGGCATCCTCCGAGGTATATTTAGGTGATTTATTTGTAAATGATATCTCATTAGTCATTAAATTTCCAAACAAGAATGATAAATTTGAAAAGATAGAATTTATGAAAGAATATATTCTGGGTAAGACGATAAACAAATTAAGACAAATTACACCGTCTTTTATGTACACATTTTCCTTATTTGGTTGTGGTTTAGACAAACAAACAAAACAGATATGTACTACAAAAGAAAGTTTACCTCTACTTATTCTAGAGAAGGTGGATGGAATAAGTATGGATAAATTTATAAAAGAACCAAGTACAACATTTGAGGAATGGTTGAAAACATATGTACAAATTCTCTTAAATTTAGAGATTGCACAGAAATTATACAAATTCAACCATAATGATTTACATGCCGATAATGTAATGATACGTAAACACAAACCCATAACATATTCTTTTAATTCAGAAACAAAAACATACAAAGTTACAACTGATACATTCCCAGTACTTATCGATTTCGGGTATTCAGGTATGTATGTAGGTGATGAAGAGGTAGAAGGTGTCGATCTTGGTCAGGCTTTTCCACCTGAATTTGTTACATGTTATGATATGTATTTACATCTTGCAAGATGTATATTTTCATTTTATGAGAAACATAAAAAATATCATTCGGATTTATTAAAGTTATTTGAATTATATGAGTTCTTTGAAGATGGTAATCCTTATCAATCCCCTCCTGATATTATGTTTAACAATGATTGGTTTGAAAAAATAAATTACAATAAAAAAATGCTTCGTAAAACACCTGGAGAATTCTTGGAATGGATATTGAATAAATATGGAAATGTGTTATCAAGTACAATTACTATTTCTAAAAGAGACACATACATAAATCCAATGCCTAATAATAGTAACATGTATAATAATTTTTACATTGGTAAATATCATGAGATAATCCCTTTAAAAACAAATTCGAGTGTTATTACAAAAATTATAAAGAAATTTAATGATTGTACAACAAAACAAGATTATCAAAGTTATATTACATCGGTTCAGACACTTAAAATACTTGAGTCAATGACTAATAATAACACGAATAAGATTGTAAAGAATGCAAAGAAGATATTTAATGATATGATATCAAATAAGAAGAGGAAAGATACACTTGTTGCATCAGACTTAATTAGATTAAACACCTTTTTCACAAATACACATCTTGATTTCATTAAAGACAGTAATTTTAATACAGATATTCTGGAAACTATTTTCAACCTATCTGATTTGACAAATGCTATTATATCACAAATCGTACGTTTGATAGATTTCGTAAAATATATGAAACCTTATTATGATATATATCTAATGATCAAAGAATTACAATTATCAGAATACAACGACTGGGTTAGTAAGTTTGAAAAATCGGATATCTTTAAATATTATGAACGTTATGCAGATAGAATTGACCGTTTTAACCGATTCAATGTAACACTTACAGGTTTACAACAATACCGGTTAACATAAAACAAATCGAATATAATTACACTAAATATTGTAATTATATAACAGGTGTCTCATATATACGATATATATCTTCGTCAATGAGTTCCATATTTTCTTCTACTAATGTATATAACTGGTTATATGATGTATAGTCAGATGTAGGTTTAAAATACTGTGTTAAATTACCTTTTGTATCGTTTCTGTATCCTGCAACTTCAATTAACTTCTTTATAGCTCTATCTTTACAAGTATACGTATTTAATACTTCTGAACATTCCGGTTCATCCGTGTTTATATAATATACGATAAAGACTGTCATTTACTCTAAACAAATAATTCTTTATATCATGTTTCCCGTATGTCTTACATTAGGTCGTATAGAATTAGTCAGATTTCCGAATCCAGTCAATTGACTATGTTGCTTCGCTCTATTTGTCTGACTTGCTTCAGCTTTGGATTCATAAGGATCATTGACTCGTTCCATATCACTACGACGTATATATTCAAAGTATTTAGGACGATTGTCGTTTTCAGAATTAATACGTTGAACAGCAGGAACACAACCATTTGTCCCTGCAAATAATGAGTCGGCACATAACGGACCTCTACCCGCTATATCGTACATATCTCTTTTAGGACATACCTGGTGATCAAGGTCAGTCCATCTTAAACTGTGATAGGCAGTTGCTTCACCTGCTTCTACTTTTTGTCCTTCTATTGTATTCAATAATGAATATGATGCCATTTATTATAAATATAATAAAATAAAAAAAATTGTTTAATTTAAAGATTACATATGGTTTAGAGAAATGACATATAGAGATCCTGAAAATATAGATAAACTATTAGAACAAATGAAAGAAGTAGAAACAATCGAAGATATTAGTGATTTAGTAACAAATACATTCCCTACCTGGATAATAGGAATCATAGACGACTTTAGTGATGATTATCCACATATACAGAGAGGTTGGGTTAATATGTGTAAGAAGATTGGTTTGAAACGAAACAAAATCATAATTGTTGACGATATAGTATTCGACAAACATCACACATTCATCATTGCAATCGCAGAATGTTTTACACGTGCGGGGTTTATGGTTCGTCGTAAATCAGAATACATTCCCTGTAGAGTATGTAAAAAAGCAGTACCTAGTTATTCATCATGGGAGGTGATGAGAGACAATTCTATTCCTGATATACCAAGTGTATGGAGTAATACTTGTTCGACCTGTTTATGATTCGAAAATATATCTAAAATATCCTAAGAGTTCTATATCATTCATAATGAGATAATTTCTCCATTTATACTTGTATATATGAATATTTTTCTCCTTGTCTCTGTATATAAATAACACTATTATCGTCTTTTTATTGTTTACCTGTTTATGTACTTCCCTAAATGGAAAGTATAGTTGACGTATATTAAAATCATTACAGGGCGTTGATTTTGCTTCAACAATACATACAATGTTTTTGGTTTCATAACACCCATCTGTCTCATATTGGGAACCTTTTATTGATAATAGAATATCACTGATTTTTGTATCGAATGTACAACGATGTCTTCCTCCAAGAAGAGGACCATACAATATCTTTTCACCTATAACGTATTCTAAAATATTATTATAGTATAGTTTATCCAGAGTAGTTATTTCACTATCACCTATATTCAATAACATACTGTCTGAAGTTTGTCGTATAACATTGGGTGCCGTCTTATAAATATTCAAAGGTACATATATATTTTCTTTTATTATAGCATATACTCCGTTTTCAATTGATAATAAACAAATATCATGTTCTTTAAATATATCCGGTCTGGAATCCGAAGTATCCATTTTACATAAAAGTCTTGGTTCAAATTGATTGTCTGTACCTTGCCAACTATGTTTTGCATTCTTAATTTGTTTCGAAGTGATGTATGATATCTTCTTGGTCAAATCAATATCACAACAACGTACAATATGACACCATATTTTTGAATGTAATGACATTTGTTTTACATAATTAATAATTCAAATATTTCAAATTAATAAATGGTATTAAGTGTGGTTCAACAAAGATTTTTACTCTTTAAAATATGTACATCCGTCCGTGGTTTACTGGTATATTTCTCAAATAAAGATATAAAGTATAGGAAAATAATTGCAGGGTTTCTTGTGTTTGCCGTATTAGGTACATTACATATAATCATTACCGGGGACAAACGAGAAAAGGGTATAGCAGGACAAGAAATCTGGTGGGGATATCTACGTCCTGTACATGTTATTCTATGGACAACGTTTATCATCATGACATTCACACCAAAATATACTAAACATGCATCAATGATATTGTTATTGGATTTGATTATAGGAAGTATTGCATGGATTATACAACAACAAAAGTTAGGAAATTTCTCAAAGGTATTTGATTAATGACGTCAGTAAAGTTAGGTATTTTAATTCCAACTGGAATTAAAATTATCATATGTTACATGTCAATACTTACCTGTATTACATATCATCGACTTTATACCAGCTTACGTTTACATATCGAGAACACGTTTTTTATAGGGTGTGAGTATACACCAAAACATTCCACAGACATGTTATAGTTCTTTGATACTCTTGTGAACTGCTCTTGCACGAAGTTACGAACTTGTATAAGTTCTTCTAATGTCTCATTAAGATATTTAATACTCATATCGTCTGACGCAACATATGTATTAATCCTTTCAGTGAACATCGTAACAAGTGTCTCGTATATATGTAGACATGACTGATTTTTCTCTCTCTTCTTGTCCCGTTTTATAACAACACGTTTGAACTGTTCCTCTGTTATCTTGTCCATTATGAAGTCTGCACGTTCTTTAATGTTGTTAACATCTTCTCTTAACTCTCTCCTTAAACGTCTAACAACAACATCTTGAAAGTGTATGGTGATTCTATGACAATCATACATAGACTGTAACATATTTTTCAGTTGTTGTTTATTGTGTTCGACTGTTTGTGCGTATGCGTTGACTCGTTTCAACTTACTATCGAAGTATCTATATGATACAACACCACCACATACAACATCACCTTCATTACGGTTAATGGTTTGTCCGTTATTACCTCTTCTTCTCCGATACTCGTAAAAATGTGGGTTATGTATCACACCTCTAACTACCATACCTGTAGTCCATGAGAATGCAACTTCACAGTTAGGACACCACATCTGGTCACATCCACTTACCTTTGATATACGTGTACCACATGTAGGGCAAGGTTTTGATGACTTCAAAATAAGTTGTGCAGTCTCCAAAGTCTCCTTGTCACACTCGTGTTCCTTTAGAGCATCCGCGTTGTCAACCATGACAAGACACTTTCTACATATATGACTATGACACAACTTACATTCATTCTTACCTATATACCCTTTACAACCATCCTTGGGACACTTTAAGAAGTTTTCTGTTCTACTACCTGTTATGTTCTTACCCATGATATCACGTTCTATTCCACGTTTCTCAATCTCTAACTTATTGTATTCTTTTTTCAGTTCACGCATCTGTGTTAACAATTGTTCTTGGTCCTTTTTTATCCTTTCTACATCATACAAGGCATCAACATACGGTTGAGTAGTAGGAAACTTTGACCTTTCCTTGTCATACAACATACATACACGATGCTTGTTGAGTTCACCATTCACAAACGACTTACCTAGTAGCTCATACTGAGTGTCACGTTCCCATCCTTTGTGACAGTTCATACAGTGAGGGTCTTCGGCTGTACTAAGAAGGTATCTCTTAGTACACCCTACACATACCGAATAACTACAAGATGGACATTCAATCTTTGTTCGTCTCTTAGTATAGCTCTCGATACACACCGGGCAATCTTCGGCAACAGGGGTTTGTTCACTTGTAAGACTCATCTTAATAGACGTTTCTTGTATCTTTTACAAATAGTTAATTTTTCAACAAAATTGTCCTGTAAAATCATTTTTTAAAAATAATATGGAATACATTATCACTTAAATCATTTTATACAATGGGTAGTATGGAAGAGTTCCGTATATTCAGTCAGTATTTTACTTTATCATTTTGTATCGTTCGCTACTCTTTATAGAGTACCCAGGTCACACCACGTGGAGGTTGATACATTGTGACCCATTATATACATTATATACATTATATACATTACTTACCAATCAATACCATCCCCTATGCAAATACTCTCCCATCTATATTATACCCATACCTATCGAACCCATCCCTATCATACCCCAACAAATCACGACCACCCCTATCATACCCATCCCTATCGTACCCATCCCTATTGTACCCATCCCTATCGAACCCATTCACTAAACTCCTACGTACATCAAACAAATCTACTCTAACACACTTACGTTTGTCGTGTCCAGGTAACTTACAAAAGCTACATAGTTTTCTTTTGGTCTGTACGACAGTCAACACTTTGTCCGGATCGATGTCTTCACCTATGAGCTTAGTGTAATAAATGTGCATATTAACAATTTTTTCTTGAAAGTAGAAAAAATTAAGTTTACCTTTTATGATGTTTATTAAACTACGTGAACTATCACGATACAAAAAACGAAAATCACAAACATAGTCAAACAACATATAAGACAAATACAACTTATTCAATCTACCCTCAACAATCGAGATTCTTCCCAACATATACTTTACCCTGTTGGAAAAAATCGGACTTACCTTGTCGGTGTTGCTTTGTTTTTTCTCATCTACCTGTTGTAAAAGTTGTGAGTGGAAGTGTGTTTTACCATACCTGGTATACCCGATGATAATATCCAGTACATCAAGGGGTATGGCTCTTCCTAGGGCGTCGTCTACAGTCCGGTAGGTCACGTCGTTTGCTCGGGTTGCTTTGTTTACTTTGAACGAGTTCATTGTAAGTTTGCTTATTTTTCCTTAATTGTTCTTCTAATAAATCATTTTTTTTGGGGATTATTAAACCTACAGGTTTAATTATCAAAACAAAATATTACCTATTCTTCATAGTCATTCCAGTATTGTTTTTCTTCTTGAGTCAGAGTCTTCCATTGTTCAGCTATCAGTTTGGTTATCTCTTGACTACTTTTTACGTCGGGGTTATCCTCTTTTATCTGTGGTCTCTTGTGTTTACCAAACTTAATATACCCTGAAAGTTTCCTAGGTTTATCTGATTTTTGTCTCTTTTTCTTTACCTTTTTTCCAGAAAGTTGTTGAGTTATAAACTCGATTATTGTATCACTTGTCATCAAATCATACAATACTTGTTCCTTTACTTCTTTGTTTAGTTTTTCCTGGACAGATGCATGAATGAAATTCACGACTCCTTCCCTGGTTGTAATACCACTTGAGATTGTTTCAGACATTTTACATTCTTGTGAATATTATTATTGAAAAATCAATTTAATTTACGTGTTCGGTGGTTCGTGTTCGTATCCAACATCTTTAAACATATTCGATGTACCCATCACATCACATTAGAGACATCCCAACCACTTATGTCTTGATCGAAGGCTTTAGCACCTTGAAACATCACCGCCATATCCGTCACTTTAGAGACCTTCCAACGACTTATGTCTTGATTGAAGACTTTAGCATCTAGAAACATACCACTCATATCCTTCACTTTAGAGACATCCCAACCACTTATGTCTTGATCGAAGACTTTAGCATCGCGAAACATATCTCTCATATTATTCACACTAGAGACATCCCAACCACTTATGTCTTCATTGAAGCTTTCTTTACCATTGAACAACCGACTCATATCCGTTACCTTTGAGACATCCCATTCATTTATGAGTCCGTATATTTCAGTTGCCTCTTCTTCATCAGTTATCCATAAATTAACTGCTGTTTTGATAGTGTCATTGGTTAATGGTTCGTTTTTATATGTTCTTATTTCATTTAAATTTCCAATTTTGTAAATAGTCATATAATGTTTCTTGATTTATCATATATTCTAACCTACTTTTTAATTTGTCATCCACCACAATTATGTTCTTTTCTTTGTTTTTAGTCTTAATATACTTGTATAACACGTCTATTATGTCGTCGTCACAATTCTCGACGAAATCTTCCTTCGTGTGTTTAGGTTTATGACGGGAGAATAAAAAGTATAACACTAAACCTATCAATAAGACTACAGCTGAAATGATAATAAACATTTTCACATTTGTTGTTGGTTTCCTTCATTTATTATATATAATATTTTATATTTGCACAACACCCATATTAAATCGTTCTTCTTTCATCGGTTTGATATTATACCATTTTTCAGACTTTGGATCATACATCTTAACAGTATTTAAATGTTTATCTACTTCAGTTCCACCCACAATGTATATGTAATTGTTCAATGTCGTTGTACCAAATTCATATCGTTTATCAGGTAATGTTTTTGTGATAGTCCATGTATCGTTATTTGGATTATACTTCTCAATTGTATTTCCTTTATCACCTCCGAATACGTATATCTGTCCATCGACAGTTTCACTCTTGGGATTTTCTCGTTCATTGTTCAACGGTTTGATTATTGTCCATGTATTTGTTTTCGTATCGTATTTTTCAACTGAATTCGACCTGCTTCCTATACCATTACCTATTGCATAAATAGTATCATCTATATTAGTTGTTCCAAAAGAAGCTCTCGGTAAATTCATTTGTTTGACATTTTCCCATTTATCATTGACTGGATCATATCTTTCAACAGATGACAATTTACTTGAATTTATACCTCCTAATACATAAATAAAATCATTTATTGCAATCGCCCTTGAAAACCCCCTGGGTGTTTTTAATGGCTCAATAAAACTCCATGTATTTGTTTTTGGATCGTACCGTTCAACCGAGTTTAAAAACTTTGAACCATTGAATCCTCCTATTGCATATATATAACCATTCAAACTAACTGTTCCAGGTCCCCATCTTTTTTCGTTCATTGGTGTAACATAACTCCATTCTTTTATTTTTGAGTCATATTTTTCAACTGACTTTAAATAGGTGTCGATATCAGTTCTACCTCCTAATACATAAATATATTGTTTTCTGTTTTGAGGAATATATTGACTATCGTCCTGTGTGTCCGAAGGTAATATGTCACTTTCATCATTTTTGGTTGGTCTCATTGCAACATAAAGTATCATAGATATTAAAATTAAACTCAGGATAATACCTATAATAATTCTGTAATCAAAGTTCATTTATTTAATGTAAATAATTAAATTGTTTTTGGTTTTTACTACATACAACTTGATGCACCAATTGTCATCATACACTCCATATCGTAATCACAAAATTCCCAATATTGTCTACATTTTTCATGTGAACTATTTGTTTCTGTTCGTTTGAAATTTTCTCTTTTCGAATTTGTTTCTGTTCGGTTGAAATTTTCTCTTTTCGAATTTGTTTCTTTCATATCACACTTAAGTTGATAAATTGTGCATAATCACTCATTTATATAATGCAAATAATATATAAATAATTTAATTATTTGGACATCTACGTCTATCATGACCTGTTTGTCTACAAATACCACACCGTCGTTGTTGTCGTTGTTGTCGTTGTTGTCTTCGTTGTTGTCGTCTTTCGTTAATTACATCATCTAACCATTCTCTATTTCTAGGTTCATTATATTCTTCGTATAATGCTTCACGAACATAGTCGAATATGAACCGTAGATATACGGCTTGACTAACAATAGTCAATGTGTCATTAAAATCTAATATACCCATGTTTACTATTACATCGTGTAACATTGTCCTCATGAAATCATCAGGTATCGTTATAGTTTTTGGTCTATTAACACTTTCCAATAATTCGGTTCTACATATCGGACAAGAATTTTTATCATTATAAGATGTTAAAGTACAAGTTAAACAAAACACATGTCCACAATTTGTTATAACCTTGTTTTTAATATCACTTATTTCTTCCATGCATATACAACATTCTTTTACATTATTTATCCTTTCCCTTTCGATATCCTCTTGTTTACATATACCACAATTAGATTGATTATTACAAGTAAAACAAAGTGAATGCTTACACTTTGATTCTTCTTCCGTGTGGTTCCGTCCACAGTTATCACAATTTATATCTAGAACTTCAGTCATATTGTAAATTACAATAAAGTGTGTAAATGATGAATATTTTCATTTTTATTGAATAAATTAAATCGAATTTTATACATAAATACGTGTGAAAAACAAAATGGGAATAAAGTGTTCTAAATGTGGTGTACCACAATCTGAGAGTTCTATCTTATTATACGATGAATATTCTTGTCGTTGTCATGTATGTACTGACAATGATAAAATATGTAAAGACTGTAACAGAAATCTACTAATGTATGGTGGTAATTGTAGACACAGTTTTAAGTATTCAATGTGTGGTATATTCTGTTGTTATACCTAACTAGAATTAAAATATCAATACAGATATTTTAAACCATTACACTAAATCGTGTCGTAACTCTGGTAAAATATACTTAGATGATGTACTGTATATAAGTCTTGATACATTATGAAATATCTTCTCTTCATTTGACTTCCATCTAATTTTGTTTTTTGGATATCTATCTTTGATATTATTACAGATGATGTCATATATGTTAACTAATTGTGTTCCGTATGCATAATGCCAATCCTGTCTGTTTGCATTGGATGGTGTCTTATATGGTTTGTAATTACTCGTACGACATACTCGTTTATTATTTTGATATATAACACACGGTGGTACGTATACATTTTCTATATCTTCTTTCTTCATTTACTTAATATATACTAACTACTTAAATCAATTATCCAGAATACTTCCATGATACACCACAACTATAACAGGTATTATACGTAGTCATTGGTTCATCCGCACCTCTTTCCTGACGTTGGTAGTAAATAACTCTTTTACTGTTACAAGTAGTTCCCGTTTTTGGATTAAATGCTTTACACTGTTGAACACCTTCTTCTACTTCAAATGGATTCTCTATGAAACTATCTTGTTCGTCAAGTTTATTCTGTATATCTTTAAAGAGAATATGGTTCCATCCCATCTTATCCTTTTTTATACTCTCAATGATTGTATCCGTTGTGTCATTGTTCTTCAAGTCATTTACTGTTTGATACACAATATTCTTGTAATGTTTCTCTATATTTTTCTTATATTTCTTCTGTACATATTTGTAAATATAGTGTTCAAGTTTTTTAACTTCTACACTATTCTCTATATTCTCACCAAGAATATCACAAGATTTATTTCTTATCAGTTCCATGTTTAATAATTATACATAACACGTATGTATAATTCAAATTTATGATACACTATCGTCACTATAATCCAATTCCATATCGTCTGTACCAGATGGATAATCTATATAATCACTTTGTGATTCTCTCATGTATTCATTCAACATCGTACTATTGTCTAATTCAATCAAATAATCACTTATCAAAACATCTTCTGGTAACACAATTTCAGGTATTTCGTGTATATGTAATGATAAGTAATGTATTTGACCTTCTATACGATTTTTCTCACTTGTTATTACGTCCATGTATGTCTGATATGTATTTGAAAAACGTTCGTATGTGTGATCTATACCTGATATATCATTTTCTATATGTTTAGTTAGTAAATTCAGTTTATGTAAATCTGTTTTTATCATAGAGTGTATATAATAACGTTCATGTTTAATTATATCATCCTCGTTACTCATTAGGTACTTTAACAACAATCTTGCCAATCTTCTACATTTACATTCACAACTATTTTTATTTGTGTTTAATAGTTTCGTACTAGTTAAACAAAATGTACTACACAATGACGTCGGTTTGTCTGCTTTATGTCTTTCACAACAGTTACATGTATTTAACACTCGTAATGTCTCTTCGATATCAGGGAAATATGTTTTTATAATACTTTTGTTGTACACTACATTCCATCTCTTAAACATATTAGTTATTTTGTTATGATTTATCAACAAAGAATACAACTTGACATGTTCCAGACAACTACCTAGCTTTTCTCGGTGTACATCTTTATCGACCTTTTCCAAAATGAATTTACTTATATCGGTAGGGAAAAAGGTATCCAAAATGTTAATTATTTCTGTCATTGTTTAATTAACATTTTAAACGTTGAAATGAATATTATCATTTTTATTTATGATGCAAACTCAACCAAATCTTTTTCTTCACGACCACTAATTTCATCTGATACTAATTTACCATTTTTATAACACATATAATGAGGAAGTCCTCTATAATTAGGAGATGTCTCGGATACTTTCTTTGCAGCGTCTGGATTTTTTTCAACATCAATAACTGAAAAGATAATATCACCGTGTTTGCTTGCACTAGACATATATGCAGGTTTGGCCTGAGTACACCACCCACAATTTTTAGATTGAATCATTACGATAATTGGTTTACCAGTTGATAACAAAACTTTATTTGTTATTTCACCTTTGTCATTGAAATCATCTGGTTCAATATATATGATAGGGTATTCTAATTTATCATCCATCCTTATTTATTCTAGTATTTAAAGTTTTATTTTTTTTGTATAAATGTCAGTTTTGTTTCGTTGTAAGACCGAAGAAGGTTTCCAGTTTAAAATACTGTCCGAGTTACTGATAAATAATATTAAGAGTGGTTGTTTTACAATTAACAAAAAAGGGATATTTCTTCGTATGTTAGATGGTCCTAGACATACTCTTGTTGATTTGAAATTAATTGCAGAAGACTTTTTATATTATCAATATAACAGAGAAGAGGAAATGATAATAGGTATTAACTTACATCACTTTAACAAAATGTTGAAATCTATAAGGAAAAAGGATTATTTACAGATGATAATTTTTGAAGATGATCCTACAGAACTAGTTATAAAGACAATACCAAAAGAAAACTCTAGGATAACTACTTCGGGTATTAAAATTCAAAATATACATAACCTAGTAATTGACCTTCCAACTGGATACGAACGTTCCAATATCATCTCATCAAATGTGTTTCACAAAATGTCAAAAGAACTACTCAATATAGAGAGTACACATATTAAGATTAAGGCAAATAAATATTATGTTGACTTTATCGCGGACAATGACGGTCTTTTTTCCAGGGAAATACGTCTAGGAAATATAGAAGAAAGTGAATACGATGACGATGTTAAAGTAGAATATCATGGAACATTTTCAAGTGAACAATTTAACAGAGTAAATAAGATTTATGGTCTCAGTTCAGTCATCAAAATATTTTCTGGTACAGCAGAACAACCTATCCTTTTAACTACGAATGTAGGTAAAATTGGGAAATTTTCGATCTATATTAAGTCAAAAGAGATAATCGAAAGTGAAATTACTCAATAAGTTAAAAATCCTTTAATCTTTAATTGGTTAATGATATATGACCTTATATCACTAATTTTTACATCATATGGAACTTCGATTAATGTAATTCTGTTTTCTTTACATAGTTGTCTTTTCATATAATCCCTATACTTCTGGTTAAGAAACGCCTCCTTGTTTTTATGAAAAAACGGAACGTATTTATAGTGTTGTATTCCGTTATATTCAACGGCAAGGCGTAATTTATCCGAGTAACAGTCCAATTCTAAGTTATGTAATCCACCAGTAACTGTATTACGTAGAAAGTCAGGTCTTGACTTGTTAAATCTAGTATTGAATATATCTTCCAATACATGTCTACATTCTATTTCTCCTTTACTATCTTTTGCATCATTACTTCTTTTATGATAATTGTTTTGTCTAGGATGTGAGTCGTATAAAGAGTAATATACATTTTGTGACCATGTACCTTTTTTCCCTGTTATATAAGAATATATTGCATATAGTATAATTATAACAATACTTACAGTCAATATTGTTTCGTATAAATATTCTTCACTGAAATACTTTATAATACCAATCATTTATTATAATGAGATATTTCTTTTTTACATACCGGACATTCTTGTTTATATAACCCCCATTCTGATATACACTCTTCGTGAAAAAGATGACCACATTCTAGTTTTACGATGTAATATTCCTCTTTAAAATCTTCTATACATATAGTACAAGAGTTATATTTACAATCTTTATTATACTCTAACCAATCATATTCTAACACAATAGTTTCATTCTTTTTTAATTCCATATCCCTCTCACTTTCTTCTATCGCCATTCGAAGTTCCAGTTCTTCCTGACTTCTGTTCACGTTTGATAAAAATGCAAACATCATATTCGCCATTATTAAATTTTGTACTATATCATTACCGTCATACTCTTCTTGTTCTTCTTCTTCTTGTTCTTGTTCTTCTTGTTCTTCGAGGTTATTGTTCATTTATATTAATGTAAATCAACATCATAAATGTAAATTATCTACAAGGTGATGTAATTTTACTTATACATAAGTTATTATACATCTCTCTTGTTTTTGGTCTGGTACCTGAACTGCTAACACTGACCGGTTGTGGTTCGTAAAGGGTTCCGTTAAATTTTTTTACTAAATTTTTTACCGTTTTTTTATCGTCTTCTATACCAAATGTAAATACGTTTGAACTTTTTCGTTTTGATTTCGTGATTTTAAGTAGTCTATCCATATTTATTATATATATTCATAGTATCAAAAATATTTCTTTTTTTATCGTCTTTATTTACATTTTCTATATTCTTCATATAATAAGAATTTACAAGTTCCGTATCTACAAATGGTAACAATGCAACACCTTCCCAATCCTGACGTTTACCTTCAAGGTCAATTTTAAATTCAGTAGGTATAAACTTCTTAAATGGTGAAATATCACTTGATAACAGTTGTGATAAACCATCAGGTAATAGATTAGAAGATTGTGGAGGTAAAACGTTAAGTAACTGTTCAAATGGTTTACAAGGTTCTCCTTTCTTGAAAGATTTATATTTGTATGTATCAATGTAAGTCGTTATACTTGAAGCAAGTGGTGCATAATGATATTTAAAATTCCATTTCCAGGATGGAACACCTTTGGTATAATAAGACAAAACCCACTGTAAACCTTGGATATAATCGTGACATAACTTCTCTATATTCAAATTATCATTGTTGAATTTTCTGTAATAATAATGTGTATATTTGTTCATATCTACTGTTAATGTACCGTTTGTATTATGTATAGTTGATTTCTCTAGAGTATTGTCCTGAAAATACTTGCCTTTATGTGTTGCTTTTCGTGTAAAATTATCCCTCTCAAAACTACCGATTGTACCAAAGATGATTTTAAGAACTTTCGTATTTATAAATACACCAGATGCTAATTTTCTTGTAATATGACCGTATGATGTTCCTACATTCTTGTATATTGATATCATAAGTTCTATACCATCTTCAATAATCTCTATTGATGGTATATGAGGAAGAAAGTCGTTACCAGTCATAAAACATAATAAAACAAAATCGTTTATTGCTTTTTCTTCATTGAATTTGAATTTGGTTTCTTTCCATCGTAAATCTTTTGCCAATTGTTTATAGATACTTCCTATATCAACGGATAATAATTCATTCTTCACTCTATCCTCTCTTAGTATGAAAAAGTTGGGTAAATGGGTCGCAAGTGACAACATAATCAAATCTGCATCTAAACCATGAATACAGTATATATCATCCTTTACATTGTATTCTCTAATGAAATTAATCAACTTATGTTCCCCTTCACCCGGTACTTTTTCATTTGAGAACATTACTTCTATATTTTTCCAATTTTCATCCTGGTTTATTTTGATTTTTATAAACTCATGTATATAGGTTGTAAGTGAGTCCATAAATTTCGTACCCGGTGTAATACAGGTACTGTCGAAATCATCTTCGGACGTTTTACTTTTAGCACTGACGTAACGACGTTGTCTTTGTTGATTTTGTTTGCTAATGGGTGCTGGACCATCCACACACAGTACAAGACGTTTTCTAGGACGGACGATATCAATAAGTCTACTAATTATTTCACATACTTCCTGATATACCTGAATATCTTTATTTTCTATTTTACGTTTCTTACATAATAATCTTTTATTTCGTTTATAATCACCATATTCATATATCTTTTGAGCAGCATTATGGAATATACCATTCATATCAATCATAAACACATCAATATGTGTTATATCAGATAAGGTCTGTTCATATGTCAACCCTGTAATATGTTCGGGGTATTGATTTTTAAACCAATAGAAAAAATGTTTAATTCCCATAATATCTGATTTATATTTCCATAATTTTGAAGTTATAAAATCATATTAAATTATTAAATATTATATTGTAAATATAATAAATATGCAACGAAATTCTATATGTAAAAACGATGCAGATTGGTTCAATCTAGACAAGATGTATGAGATAGAAACTTCTGATTTAGTATATGTAAAACTAGATGATAATATATTCTGTATTGAGAATGAATCATACGAAAATATGATTCGTCATTCTTTTGACCAAAGAGTAAAGGGTGATTGTAAACCTACAAGACCAGGTAGACCTCTTAATTGTAAATGGTATTATCCTGTTCTTGCAGCACCACTTGTATTTATTACTGAAAAGAGTTATAAAGCTCGTCTTAAAGACGTTAGACAGGGTAAACATGGTAGATATTATGAACTCATAAATAAGAAACGAATTGATTTCACAACAAACCTTCATATAGTAGGAGAAAAAACAGGATATGATGATGTATATGATTTGGTTCCTTCCAGTTTCTCTGTAGATGCGACTGGTAATACTCTTATTCCGGGTAGTCCAATAGTACCTAGAGGAAGAGGAGGAAGAGGAAGAGGAAGAGCAGTTCAACAACCCCCTGTTTTACCAATACCCTCCCCTTCTGGTTTTCCATCACCATCTCGTGTGCGATTACCGAACAGGAACTGGGTTCATCCACAACTACTTCGTAGGTCTCCATCTCCTCGTAGGTCTCCATCTCCTCCTAGGTCTCCATCTCCTCCTAGGTCATCTCCTAGGTCACCTTTACATCGTAGAACACCATCACCGGATAGAAGGGTAGCTCCAGTTCCTAGGTCACCTTTACATCGTAGAACACCATCACCGGATAGAAGGGTAGCTCCAATTCGTATGTCACCTTTATATCGTAGAACACCATCACCACGTAGGTCACCCCCTCCTAGATCTCCGTCTCCTAGGTCACCTTTATATCGTAGAACACCATCACCACGTAGGTCACCCCCTCCTAGATCTCCGTCTCCTAGGTCACCTTTACATCGTAGAACACCATCACCGGATAGAAGGGTAGCTCCAATTCGTATGTCACCTTTATATCGTAGAACACCATCACCACGTAGGTCACCCCCTCCTAGAACTCCGTCTCCTAGGTCTCCACCATCAGCACATATGGCCCCGTCACCAGTACGTAGGTCACCTCCAAGAGCACCAATACAACAAAGAAATTACACTGTTGCACAACTTAAACAAATATGTAAAGATAAAGGAATCAGAGGTTATAGTAAAATGAAAAAGAGTGAACTAATTAGACATTGTCAAGTAAATAATGCAACTTCTTCAACAATGTCCGTAAAAGACTTACGTCGATTATGTAAACAGAAAGGAATTCGTGGATATAGTAAAATGAAAAAGAATGAATTATTACGTAGATGTGTTTAATTATAAACTTACTTTCATTATGTATATAAAATCAAGTTGATTTTATTCTAATTGTTTTAACAAATTAGATAACGATGAATATAGTTAAAACCGATACTAAAATATATATTGAACCGAAGTTTTTCGATAGTAAAATTAAACAACATATAATCGACAAAGTGAGGGAAAAAACATTCCGTACATGTATAGATGAATTAGGGTATGTTATGGATATTAGTAAAATAAACACGATTAAAAATATACACTCTAATTTATTTATTGTAAATTCTGAATTATCTCTGTTCAAACCAGAGAAGGATGGTATATATGACAGTATTGTACGTATGATATTCAAAGAAGGAGTATTTGTAGAAATAAATAACATTCAAAATGTATTAATACCAACATCGTATATAAGTGATACATACGAATACAAAGACAATATATTTATATCTAAAAAAGATGACAAAAAAATAGATACCAATATGAAACTGAAAGTAAAATTAACTACTATAAAGTATTATAATAATAAATTCAACTGTATAGGACAAATAGTTTAAAAACGTGAATGTATATATAAACCTCTATGAGTACTAAAATTAAGTTGTTATCGTTATATAAAGAACAATTGATTACGTTCTTGGACGAACTAATTGAACAGTTTCCACGTGAGGGTGATTTAGTTATTTTACGTATATTTTTCGGGAATCAGATTGATACTGCAACTGTTATCGATATATTTTTAGAACGTATCAATGCAAACTCAAATCAACTCAGAAAGATGATTAAAGAAAGGAATGAGACATTTTTCCTAGAACACGATGCTTTTTATGGTACAGACCAGTCTAAAGTTTCTCATTTTAGAAATCTATGGTTGTCAAATGATCTTGACGATGAAACAAAGGTCACTATATGGAATTGGATAGATATATTTGTATCTATTGCAGACAAATATAGTAAAGAAAAAGATTAGGATAAATTCTCTTTTTGTTTGTTGATGTCCATACTGTTTATATGCATTTTAAGAAATTCATATAAAATACGTTTTAATTTCACAGGGAACTTGTTGATATTCCATTCAATGTCTATATTATTGTTTTTCTGTACATACTTACCTTCATACGGTATAATCTGTTCTGGTTCATTCTCATTATTGTTCTTGTAATATAAATATATTAATATGACTAGTATTTCTTTCCCGTTCTCGTCTAGACTTGATATCATATCTATACAATTTCTCTTTTCATTTGGTTTAATATCTGATGTTTTCGTCACCTTTTTTTCTATTGTATTGTATAATGGAAAGTTCATTTATATATCACATATCATCTCTATATATAATTCAATTTAATTATTATATGCTTCCTCAAAACTAATATAACATGTACCACCTGGACCATCACATTTTGGTACACCTATTGTAAAATCAGGTATTTTACATGTTTGTTCATTCTTTGGTTGTTTATCTTGTTTCTCTTGTTGTTCTTTCTGGGTAGTATCCTCCCCTTTTTTGTTAATGTTTGTTGCAATTTCAACGATAAAATCAATGATATCTTTTTCATTATGTGGCCCTGTATATTTCATATACGGTTTACCATTTACATAAAGAACGATATAAGGTACTACAGTAATAGGATCAATGGTCTGTCTGGATTGCATTATACATTTTTTATTATTGTTCACATTTATCATACCAAAACGACACCCACCTATTTTACCAGGGAGTGATTTAAATATTGGTATAAGATCCTTACACCATTCACACTTTTTAGAATAAAATAGAATCATCGAAAATCCGTCAATATTGTTACACAATATGGTTCCTTTGACTCCATTTGCAATATGAAATTCATCACTCGTCAGAAATAATAAACCACTCATTTATTTTACAATATAAATATTCCTACTTTAAATAATATTATATAATAATAAATGTTTTCAAGTACAGAAGTGAATATAACAAATCCGGATACAAAACCTTATGGTAATTTAAGTAATAACGCTCAAATGAAGTTTAAACTTGATAATAACCAATGGAATTCTATATCGCAGTATGTATATACGAGTTTATTGAAGGATGTTATACATAAAAATAAGGTTTATAATGAGGTTGACTACAATAACATCGTGTCGTTATATGAGAAGTATGCTCGTATCGAAATTGAACAGATAATCCCTGATATACTGACTGAATCGTTCAAGTCTTACTTGAAAGACAATACAGTAGAACTATTACTATCTACGGGTAATTCTCCTTTGATATTCGCGAGTACTGATAAATCGTTAGGTATAGGTAAACAGAATGATGGTAACAATGTATATGGTATCAGTTTGATGCAATACCGTCATATATTGAAGGTACATAAGACGAAAAGGGAAGAAGAGATAAAAAAGAATGAATATGACGATAACATATACAACGTATATATCGTTTACAAATTTTTAGAGGACAAAATTAAGAATAATCAAGATATCAAAAAATACATAAACGTCAAGATATCGAAAATTATCGAAAAAGAAGGACGGTCCAGATTGGAAAAGGGGAAACCTGATAAAGAAACTATACTTACATTAGAAAATAGAGGAGGACTTGACCCCAATATTGTGTTAGCGATAAAACATCCGTCTAAAATAGCAGTAATTATTCGTAAGGTTGAATTGCCGATAATGAAAAACAGAATATTACGACAGGTAAAGGACATGATATTTGACGCATATACTGATAGTAAAATAAAACAATCTAAACCAGAACTACCATATACACAGTATCAAATTATAAAGAACAACAGACGAAGAACGACAGATCCAGTTAAGTATTATGAATTGATTGATAAAGTATACGAGATGTATACAAAAAATAAACTTCCACAATCATTGGTAACAGAAATAAAAACAAGGTTAGAGACATTACCACCCATACCATCAGAGTATGATATTCTAGAGGCTGTGAACATGGAAATAAAGACTGAAGATGATACATCACAACAGTATGTACCTGTGAACAATGACCCAATACTCATATATCCACATTATAAGAATACACCAGAAAAGTATAAGAAATTTGTAGAATTATCACCATATGTGATTCAAGATAACTTAATGAAGGTAAAAGGGAAATTATTTCCAAGTATCATTCATTATTTATATGTAATGTTGATTCATAAACTTACGGATGTTAGTTTTGAAAAATCATACAAACATATTTTAAGAGATACAGATAAACAAATCAACAACATAGATGATTTTGTATTACCTACTACAATAGAAAAACGCTATAAATTAATAATGAAAGATCATACAGATAACAAAAAGAGAGAATTACTTACGAAAGCCATAAATTTAAAATTCAACACAAAACGACTACGTGTGTTATTACTTGCAACGGGTGACAATGAATTAGTATTTAACGAAACGTCAAACGGGAAGGTCGTTAATGATGTAATTACAGTTGATATTCTAAATTCCATTCGTGAAAAGGAAAAAAATAACATGGATGATAAGACACTTAGTAATTTTAATCCACAACAATTACAATCGTTGCTAAAAGTTGACCCATTCATGAATAGTTGGTTAAAAATGAGAGTAAATGATATATGTAACGTGATTACAATTATCTACAACTATGTAAAAAGGAAAAGTCAGAATATCGATTTAACTCCAGAACTGGTCGCTCTTATTCTTGATATAATATATCAACCTTGTTCGTATATAGTAGATAATGTAGAGAATTTATCAGATGAGAACAAATCTCCCGATTATTTTGACGCCATTGTCAAATCATGTATATCAACCAAAAATATAGAGTTCTCAGATGACGTTATCGATATCATATGGAAAAGAATATCTATAATTTTTTACTTTCTACTTAAACTTATTAAACATAAGAGTCTATTTGATTTGAGAAGTGTGTTAGGAAGTATCGAACTTATGAATTCATCTGAACTTAGTTGTATAAAATATACGAATAATAACTCTACGGATTGTGTCATTTCTGCTATCATCAACTTACTAAATAGGATTAATAATTTCAACAAAGAATTAATGATTGCTACTAAATTTGACGATGTAGAGTTTTCACTTGTATCGGAAATTATCTTATCTAATACTGTTGTTTCTGATATACATAGTTCTCCAGAATACATACCTACTTCTCCAGAGTATGTTCCTGTTACTTCTCCACAGTATATGCCTACATCTCCACAGTATATACCAACATCTCCACAGTATATGCCTACATCTCCACAATATGATGACAATATACCAACATCTCCACAGTATGATGACGATATACCAACATCTCCTCAATATGATGACGATATACCAACATCTCCTCAATATGATTATGATGACGATATACCAACATCTCCTCAATATGGGAATAATTCGGATGGTTACTCTCCAACATCCTTTATTTATAACGAAGAATTGACAAACAATATATTATCAGGAATTATGACTATCGATATAGATAGTATTAACATAAATGATGTAATACAAATGAAGATTATAAAAGAACTAGACAGTATAGAATTCTCTGAACAGATAGTCGTTTCCGAAAAACTATTAGAATATATACATATTATAAAAGATACACCTGTTAATACTCAAATCAAGAGAAATAGAATTAACTTCTTTGCAACTACTTAAATAATTAAAGATAACAATTAAATGTCTGTGAAGATACAACCTGAAGTAACTATGAATAGACGAAGGAAAAAAAAAAGAAAGAGACGAAGGAAAAGAATAGAAAAGAAACCAAGTTTATTTGAACGATTACATGAAAAATACAAAAAACGTAAATGGTTAGTAAGAACGGTGTTTGTAACAAAATGTATAGCATCAGTTACATTGATAATTCTCGAATTTGCATTGTAATATATCTTGGGAGATATATTATCATCTATTTATTCGTGTTTAGTTGTGACATATCCATATTACCTAGTAGGTTCATTGCACCTTGCATAATCTGTGAAAAATCAGGTTCTTGTTGTTCTTTCGTTTCTATCAACTGGTCTGTCTCACTCTCAAGTGTTCCATTTTCACTGAATCTCTGTGTTTCAGAAGATAATGTACCTAGATTCATATCACCATTCTTTATCGCATTACCCAAATTGTTAATCAAATCGTTCATTACACCTGATTGTAAAATGGCACCAACAGCTTCCATCGGATTATCCATTTTATCCTTATCAATATTTTGTTCTATAGTAGATACCAACTCACCGAGAAATCCACCTTCTGTTGTTCCTTTGTTACTGTTTAAAATCTCCTTCGCACCTGACTCTGGTATAATTACACCAAGTATAGTCAGTAAATGTTTCCATATAATATTTTCAGTATTCTTATCATCATTAATATCAAATATCTCATTCATATCTATATATACACGTTCTGAATACGAAATCACAGGTTCTACAAGTTTATCCTTATTTAATATTGAATCCTTATTCTTTTCACAGAATGTCTGGAATGCTGATACATGTTTTTTTACGACCAATTCATGTTCTTTATTTGTCTTTTCTATTAGATGTTGATACAATTTAAGTGGTCTATGTTTTTCTGCAAATATTTCCGATAAATCAACTACGAATGTTGATAATACTCGATAAGCCAATTCAGTATTTATACTCGACATTTATTACTAGATATTCTACTATTTAAATATAATTACTGTCTAACTGGTTCATAATGGCCACCATTCCACGTGATAGTTATCTGTTTCAATGATTCACCACATACTGGTTTAAATTCAATTATCTTCTTAATTGTATTATCACGAATGTTTATAACATTGATGTCCATATTCCATATATTACATGCAGCCTGAATTTCTATTGCACCTCCCCAGGTTGACGTGCGTCTCATATGATTGACATAATTATCTCCATCGGAAAGTAATAATATTTGTTTTGTTTCTATACCATCCATGATTGGTTTATTTGAACCCAGATAATCACAGATAGTTTGACGGATAGTATTAGTATCTTCATCGAGAAAATAGGATAGACTATTAAATAAACAACTCATTTTTTATATTTTAAATTATATTTTAAGTAATAAATGTATAGGTTTGCAACTCTTAATGGTCGCAATTACAAAGTGTACGAACGCAAAGACAACTCACGTTTTATTATACTAAACGGTAAACGACAAAGTGTCGAAGAACAATTTGTTATGGTATCCAATACCAAACCATGTGGTAAGAGTAATAAAGAACGAATGAACAATGGTAAATGTTACAAAAAATGTAAATCACCACGGGAACGTTCTGCTACAACATTTAAATGTGAAAAGAAACCAAAAATATTCTACCTTGAAAGACAAAGTAACGAAAACTTCCAAGCTAGAATACCTAGAGGAGATCGTAATATGATATTGAGGGATATTTACAAAGAATTAAACAAAAATCCTCTTATCACTCTGCATCATCTGTCAAAGGCAGTCGGTTTGACTCTTAGTAAAAATGGAAAACGTATGAAGAAGAAAGAATTAGTAGTTGAACTTAACAAGTATATAAGGTTTAACTAATAAAAAAAATATTTAATAGAATAAATGGAAAATTGTGTATACAAAATCGAAACAATAGAATTAGATAATACCATTTTTGACACAGTTTGTGACTGTACATATATTGTATTATGTTGTGGTGAAAATCCACACAGATTACCAAGTGTTCTCAAGAATATACAAATATTAAGACCTACCAAGTATGTTAAGTTAGTATTCAACAAGGGATATAAACAATGTCCCATAAGTATGTCAGTGAATAATGATTTACTAAATATTCAGAAATTCATATTCAAAGATGCATTACAAAATGGAATTAGGCGAATTTTGTATTTGGAAGATGATTTCGAACTTGATAACCCTATTCAAATAGAGGACAAGAATGAAATAACGAAATTCATACTAAATGAACAACCTAATGTATATGGATTATGTAACTTCACAATCCCAACTTTGTCTACACTGACTTCCTATCACAATAAATCATTATATAATATGATCGGTATGACTCATGTAATGTTTTACGATTCACATGCGATGAGGAACATATATGATTATTTTGATAATTTCAAAGGTGATAAGAACTCACTTGGCGTCGATACATCGATTTATACCGTACCTAATATTTCAGTATATAGATATTATAAACCACTTGTATTCCAAACATTTCCTTCCACTGACAGTCAGAAACTTGGATGGAAAAATAATATGGGTGAATTGACTGCAAGTATGTGTATAAAAGGTGTTAAATTATTAAAGTTGGACAAACAATTTCAACCAGGATTTACTGTAATTTACTTGTTACCTTATGTATTATATATGATTATTGTGATTTTAATTGTTATGTGTATTAAATATTTACATCGAAAATATAAATAGTATAATAAATATGAACGTTTGTAAAAAAGATACGATTCATAATATATTAAAACGAATAGATAAAGACACAGCAGATTTCTTCATATTAGCATCAAATTACTGTATAGAGAAAAAGAAAGGAAATATAAATATCGTATTAATAGTAAAATATAGACTTGAATTGAAAATGGATAAAGTGATAGAAGAATTGACAAAATCTCTACTTAGTATGGGTTCTTTCGGTTCTGCAAGGGCATCAATAAAATCTGCATTCGAAATGGGATTTTTAACGGACAATAATCGTAAATTACTATTAAATAAGGTAGATTTTAACGAATCTGCTCTAAAGGAAGCATCTAAGAACATTATCGAAAACAATTATTATGTAGAATTTGGAAGTGGTAAAAAACATCAGATAATTACACCAACTGATTGGGCAGAAGCTATTCAGACCTTACATAAATGGTCTTCAGAAATGAAGGATTTGATGAATGGTTTAAATAAACCATTATCAGAGAGTGATAAGGAAGTATTAAAAGAATGGTGTTCTGATAAATCCGTAGATAAATGTGATTCACCTTGTAATGTATATAAGAGTTTCTTATTTGGTAATTCGTGTAGATTCTAATTATATATACAATTGTATATATATTTAAACACAGTAATTCTCAGTATAAATGTCGGTTATTCATGTTGCAAGTTTTGATATTGGGAAAAAGAATTTTGCATTCTATATTGAAGAATTTGATACATCTTTGTTTAACGAGTTAGAGAATACACCTGACCATAAATCTAGATATAATATAGATGGAACTCCTACAGACGAGTTTAAACCAATTATAGACAGAATATGTACCAATGGTAAAGTTATTCTATATAAAAATGTTGACTTGACAAAGAATGTAGAAAATAATACTATTATAAATCCAGAATATTACTATAACATGACGGATGTATTAGACGAATTTTCTGATTACTGGGATAAATGTCAGAAAATCATCATAGAAAAACAAATGGCATTTGGTGTACAAAATAATATAATGGCAATTCGTTTAGGACAACATTGTTGGTCTTATTTTGCTTGTAAATATGGACGAGATAAGGAATTAATAGAATTTCCTGCATATCATAAGACACAGGTATTAGGTGCAGAAAAAGTAGAAGTGAAATCAAAGAAAGGTATTCGATACAAGTCAATGACTAAACCAAAACGTAAAAAGTGGTGTATACAAAAGGCAATGCATATTTTCACGATAAGAGATGATCAGGAAACACTCGATAACATGAAAAAAACAAAAAAGAAGGATGACTTGGCAGATGTGTTATGTCAGTTACAGGCATATAAAATTCTCACATATACATAATATTATATAGGACCCATACGTGTTGTTATTTTTTGGTTGTTACTGGTAGTATCATCTAATGATTCTCTTTGTTTCTGTAATTCCATTGCAACAGACATCAAATCATTTGATTTTTGTTTATTCGCAGTCAGTTTTTCAGTATGTGTATCGACAGATTCTACTGTATTTTCAACTTCAGACTCAGTTTCTGGTTCATCGTCACTGACTATTGTAGTTATTTTTTTTTTATCTGATATAACTTTCTCTTTGACTTCCTTCTTTTTCTTTTTCGGTTTCTTTTTCGGTTTAACTATAATTTCTTCGATCTCAGATTCCGAGGATGTTTCATTCTGTGTCGCCACGGGAGGTTCTTTTACCGGAGTTTTGACTACAGGTAGTGGGGTTTGTTGTTTCAGTAATTCTTCCTTATGTAATTTTATAGTGTATTCAATTAATTCATATAACTCCTTATAATTGTATTGTTCAACCGTGCCATTGTTAAATATTTTAATCAAACACGGAACGTGATTAACAGTAATATCACGATTATTCAGAAGTTGTTTTCTGACTGTTTTGCTGTCTACAGATATGAGTCTATAACCAATTATCTCCTGAATTTTAATACCACAGGTATTGATTAACTTAAATAGATTATTCGAAGATTGAGAATATTTACTATAAAATAATACAGTTTTATGCAATTCCATTTCTAAAATATTTTTTATACTTTAAGTTTAAAATTATATAATAAAATGGAAGACGACAATACTCCGGTAAGACAAGATATTCATATGAAACATATTGGTTTCGTAAACTACTCAAATCCTGTGAGAAGACAGTTCTTCACGAAAAAAACGGTTAGAATCATATCATCACTCGTCACCCAACGTACAAAGGGTTTGGATCCACAGAATAGGTCTATTATTGTTCCAGATGATGATATAGTCGATTTAATGAATACAACATATGAAAACTATTCACCTATAGTTTCCGATATGAACAGTAAGTATATTATGGATTCTGAATTTGATAGTAACCAATATCAAATGTCTGATTTAATAAGTAAAGTTGTAGATACATTAGTGAGTGAATTAAATACTGAATTTGGTCTCAATAACTTTTATAGAACGACTTCAGTTTGGAATACATTATATGGTGATTTCAATCCGGAAAGATTACGACAACATTCTAAAATAAAGTTAAATGAACGTCGTCCTGTTATCACGGAATGTAGAATGAACTACTAATTAGAATTTGAGTTTACTTTCGTATATATAATTGTAAGGATTATATAACACATTTGATAAAATAGTTCCATGAAATATATAGTCAAATTTAGTAAAATTATTTCTAAACTCATCAATTGTTAAGTTACCACCATAATCAGTTAACAATCTCCAATCAGGAGATGGTTTAATATTATCAATAACATTACCTGTCATATCTTTGTACATCTTTCTTAGTAGATAAGTTGAATTGTCATATTCACTCTTATGTTTATTATCATTTATCCATGCTTGACAACAATTAAAAGAACAGAATATACCATCTGTTTCATAGTACGATTTATCATTTGACAATGATAACGTATCATCTTCATCCAAGTCTGCATTATGTCTGTTTATATTTTCCTTTAATACGTAATTCTTGTTATGAGACAGTATTGTTCGTTGAATTTGTGTTGGTATAAATTTAATAGGACATTGTATAGGTACTGAAATGAATTGATAACGACACCAAAAACAGTTATATTGTTTGGATATATCATCCAACTTTGAAATGTTTGAACAGTTATGTAATCTCTTTGTCTCATCTAGAAATGATATAGTTTCGGTTGCATTATCGTCTAATTCTGTTAACAATGTTTTGTTGTTAAGAGATATATCAATATTGAACTTTTTACTAATCTTTTCCAAATTTACACCAGTTATAGTAAATTTATATTTATTGGATGTCATTTATAAGAGTTGTATTAAAGTATTAATAATTTCAATTTAAATTATAATTATACTAAAATAAATGTCCTATCATTGTAAAGAAAAAGTATGGTTAAATGATATATCCTGTCTATGTAACGACTATAGACTACTTCCTCTTGATGATATGTCAAACGAACAAAAATTTAACTCTATTACGAGAGCTTTGTTATTCATTATTGTTATATTGTATTTGATAGACTATAGGGATACGAATAAAGTCATTATGTTATCGATATTCTTATTGATAGTTATTTACTTTATACAAAAAAATAACGAACCTTATAATAAAATGGAAAATATAAATGTTAAACCTAACACGGATGTTATAATTGATGGTCTACCTAAACCATGTACAAGACAACCACAACCACAATCACAACCACAATCACAACCACAAAGACAATCACAACCATTCAGAGGTAATCCGAAAGTTTTAGACCAACCACGTATGGTACCGGGATTATACGATGATGTATGGAATGATGATATAAATTCTAGACAGTCGGTAATAAATCAACCACCTGTAAATTATGATGGTATATCTGGTAATATCGTTAGAAAAGATGATACAATCGAACCATTCCTTTATTCTGAAAGAGTTCTAGACTTACCAACAAGTAATGAACCTTTATATGAGGTAAATAGTAAAGGTAAATCCGTTAAGAAAGTAAGATTCGATTTAAAGGATAATTCGAGTAAATGTGGAAAATCAATTACTACGAACATTGGTTCAGGATTAACTATTAATGAAGAAATGATTGAACCCATTGATTTTAACTTCGGTGGTAGTCATTCTTTTGACGAGACACATAAAACAACAAAATTTGACAAAGATAAACAGAAATATATAGTAACATATCATAAAGAGGAACCAGAAGATAAAACGGATATATTTACAAAGGAATGTCAGAAACAAGTAGATATTGATGATATATATGATCCCAGATTATCCGGAAGTGGAAGTAACGACCGGTATTTTTTTGATAAAAATTCGAATACTATTAAATATTACTATGATGATGTAAATTGTATTAGAAAAGCGAATTATTTGATTAGAAGTCATATTGATACGGTTGATTTTGCAGATTCTACCGGACCATATAAGAAGGGTGTTGGACTGTTAAATAGAGACGATTCGACTAGTTTTCGTGATAACATAAATAAAAAATATCAAGATGATAATATGGATTTTCGTGTTGATATGATGTCTAATATTACTAGGAAGTTAAACAGAAGGAAAATTCACGATGACGAAGGTTATAAACATACTAATAATATGAATACATATACTATATAATAAATATATTAAGTTTGATTGTATATTATCGAGTAATATATAATCTAACAACTAATTAAATTCAATCTCACTTCTTACTCTTTTTAGGTGCACGTTTGGGTTTAGATTTAGATTTAGGTTTAGGTTTGGGTTTTTCTTCAACTACTTCTTCAACTACTTCTTCAACTACTTCTTCAACTACTTCTTCGACCTCTTCCTCAACTACTTCTTCGACTACTTCCTCTGTTTGACTTTCCATTTGTTCCTTTTCTTTCAAGTATCTTTCTTTATCTTTTTGTGATTTTGTTTGATATGTTTTAAGTTCTTTTGCTTTACTCTTGTCATTTTTCATTTCATTCCAGAGTTTACCCAATTCCTTTGTCACATCGGTTGCAGACATGTCCGGGTGTTCCGATTTAACTAGAGGTCTGTATTTTTCACAGAAGAACAAGTATGCACTCTTTGAATGTTTCGGTGTATTCTTCTTTTTGTTTAATTTTTGGGCTATAGGGTTTGACTTGTTGTTGACTAAATATACTTCCATTTCCTTTTGATGTCTCTCCTTATCATTCTGTGCAAGTTTTGTATATTTGGCGAATTCAGTTTTATTCTTTTTAACTTCCTTCCATCTATTACCTAATTCCTTTGTTACCGAAATCATAGTACTATCGTCTCCTAATTCCTTTCTAACGATTTCCCTATTTTTGTTACAGAAGAACATGTATGATGACATAGGACGTTTAGGGACATTTGGGTCTTTAACAGTTTTATCTTGATACTTGGTAACAAGTGTTTTTAGACGTTGTTGTTTCTTTTTACTCAACAACAATTCCGATACATCCTGGTCACATACTTCTTTCACGAGCGAAACAATAAAATTATTGATAGTGTTCATTTTTACTTAAAGTCCCTTATTTTTAGATAGTTATTTATATATCATCTAAATTAACTGTTGGTCCTTTCATTGACCGTTTTGGTTTAGTTTTTACATTTTCTGACATTTTATTCATCATACCCATTATATTAGAACCCGTCTTTTTCATAATAGACCTCGATACAATGAAGAACGCAGTATTCATAAGTATCAAGAATACGAGACGAAGTTCAACCGGCCATTTACTACCTTCAGGGACATAATTCTTCTCTCCTAATTCTATTAATAATTTTTCATATGAGCTCATAGACGTTATCTGTTGTTGAGTAAAACCTTTCATATCGAAACCGAAATAATTTCCAAACAAGAATTCACATGCCATAAAACCATATATAAGATATGTTTTATAATTTTCAACAGATGAGTCAAGTGATAATCTACGAACATTATCCTGATAAGAACGTTTCAATATAGTGAGATCAGTATGAATATTATATTCTGGAATAAATGATGCTGGATAGGATTTTCGAAGTAAATCAAATTTGAATAATATTTCTCGTTTCTGTTCATCCTCATCTTGAATAACAGTTTCATTGTTATTATATTGGTCTAAATTAACAAACTCTTGTTGCGGAACATATCCTCCGGATTCTTTTAATTCACTTAATGTAGGAGGTTCACGGTCAATAGGTGTTCCATGTTTATCTCTTCTTTGACTATACTTATCAGAAACACTCGACTGAGAAAAATACTCATCATCCCTTTTATCGTCGAGTAAATCTTTAAGACGACTCGATATATCACTAGAATCATCAGACATATCATCATTCTTATCTCTATTTACATCTGAATCTGCGTCAGACTCTGAAAAGTCATCAGTATCAGATATATCAGATATATCAGTAGATTCATATGCATCATTGTTATGGTCATTATCACCTTGTCTATAAAAATTATCTATGTACATTTCCTCTGGTATTTTACGTGGGACCCACTCTTTACCTACAAAATCTTGATGTATTTTATCTTTATTTTCTATCAACTCTAGATATAATCTAGGAACACGAGGAAAGATTTGTTTATTACCATTTATATTTATACTTTTCAATGGAACTTTAACGATATTATAATCTTTTGATTTTTTAGGCATATTTTTAGAAAGTAACAGACAACTTTAAATAATTAATAAAATTGAAATTATATACACAGAATAGTATAACTTAATAAATGAAAAATACCGATTTCGAAACAATTCCAGTTTCCACTAAAACATTTACCACGTTTTCGAATATATTTATTGATATTGATAAATTATATTCATTGATACCTATTACAGACTACACAATAAAGCAGAAAAAACGAGGTAGAAAGAAGAAAGACCATAAAGAACAACAAACAACAAAAGTGGATTATGGTTCAATTATAACTGTTAAATATCAAGACAAATTAAGAGGTGTTGATTTAAAACAATCAAAAAATAAAAAATGGTTTAGAAATTCCATAACATTGGTCATTATTCTGTCTAAACCAATTAATATTAAGATATGTAGAAATGGAACATTCCAAATGACTGGTTGTAAGTTTAACACAGACAGTGTAGATGTGGTAAAGTACATTTGGAACATTATAAAAAAGACTAATACATTTACTTATAAAAATACTCTAGACGACCAGTTTTATACCTATATCATTCCTTCGATGAGAAATATTGATTTTGACGTGGGCTTCACTATTGATAGAGATAAGTTGAACGAATACATGTATAAACATATGGATTATCATTGTATTCTCGAGACATCTTTTGGATATACAGCTGTTAATATCAAAATGAAACTCAAAAATGACATTAAAGATATGCAAGTCAAAAAAATAACGATAAATGAAACAAATTCATTCACAGAAGAAACAGTTACTTATAATGATTATCTGTCCGAATTATCTAATAAAGAACGTGAAAATAAATTAAAGTCTAATCGATATATCACCTTCCTAGTCTTTCATAGTGGTAAAATAATCATGTCAGGATTAACAAGAGAATTTATGAGGGATGAATACAAAAAATTCAACGATATTTTGGAAGTAGCTGAAGAAGACATAAAAGAGAAGTTGTTAATTTAAAGTTAATAACATATAGTTATAAATGGATAAGAAGAGACGAATATTATACAATGAAACTCTATTAGAAATAAAAAGATTGAAAAATCTAAATACAAACGATGACAACACTATTAATCGTTTCAGACACAAAGTAGGTGAAGTTGAGTACAATAAAGAACAAGTTAATAAATTGAATACAAAGATATCAGAAAGACTGGACAAAATCAAAGAATTAGAAGTTAAACTAGACAATATAGATAAAGGTGAATTGGATACTGTCATAAACGATATATACAATTCAAACTTACAAGACATCAATTCAAAATCACAACACAAGACATTGAAAAAACAAGCAAATAACGAACAAAAACAACGTGACAAAGATTTATATGAAGCAAGAAGAAAAGCGGAGTATAAAGCAAATAAATCTTTTTATAAGAATGAAAGAGAAATGCAACAAACATACAGGTATTATCTGAAAACATGTCAATATATACCTCAACATATTAAGGATAAAGTTAAAAACCAACCAAACAACAAAGGGTTTATTTGGAGAGGTATATATATGTACGGTCATAAACCACCATCTGGTAAACCAGAAAATGTAAGTCTACTCGAAAAACAAGGTGAGGATTTATATATTCACGAATTCTTTCCTGACCGTTACAAAGTATGGAAAAAGAATGGAAATAGACGTAAAGAATTAGTATTTACACAGGATAGAAAACGAAAAAAGGGATTGACTAATATACTTGATTATAAAACAAGTAAAATTTAATTTAGATATAATATAAATGTTGAAAACTATATTATATATCATTATGCTTGTGTTGATGGAAGCATGGGCCGTGAATCTAATCATCAAGTGGCGTAATGAAAATCAAACATATAATTTAATAGGTGCAATGGTTATATATGCTCTTGTTGCACTATTACTCGCATATATTCTGACGAATGCACCTTCTGTTGCAGTCACGAACAGTTTATGGCAATCCTTAAACATTATCATCATCACAACTATCGCTATTGTATTGTACAAAGAACGACCATCGAGAAATCAGACAGTAGGTATCATATTGGCAATACTTGCAGTACTTATAACATCATACGAAGATATTAAATTAAATTAATTATGTTATTTATATAACTAATATGTAGTTATATAAGAATATGTCGGACTATTACTGTAAATATTGTGATACAGAATATGAAACTGTACAAAAATATAATTATCACCAGAAAGTTAAATGGTGTTCCAAATATAAAAATATAACATTCACTTGTGAATTGTGTTCATACAGTTGTAAAAGTATCAAACAGATTGAAAAACACAACTGTGGTAAAGAGAGAAGACATCAGGAAACACGGACAAGTATAGACACCACACTAATAGAACAACAAAAGACTCAATTAGAACAACAAAAGACTCAATTAGAACAACAAAAGACTCAATTAGAACAACAAAAGACTCAATTAGAACAACAAAAGACTCAATTAGAACAACAAACAAGACAGATGACAACCGACAAAGTAGAATATGAATTAAGATTAAAAAACGAGTATCTACGTGCAAAGTCAGAAATATATGAGAAAATAATAAGAAATAACACAGATATTAATTTAGATACAAACGAAAAGGTGATAGACAATGAAAATCAACATATAGACCATATAGACCGCATAGAGGAAAGTATTGAAACAAATACCGTTAATGAAATAATTGATAATGAAATAACCCCGTCTGTAAATGAAATTAATACAACATCTATAAACGAAGTTAATAATGTAATAGAAACAAGAGTAAAAGCATTCAGAACGAATACATCATTTTATAAAGCAATGAACGACTTGAAACAACTCAGATTATACCTTATGAACATTACAACATATGAAGATTACATGAAAATATTACGTGAACATTTACAAATGTATAAAGCAGTCTTAAACCTAAGAGGTTACACTCCACATGATAGTGACATTATGATAACTCAAAATGCATTATTAACAATAGAAAGTCGAATGATATATCACAGATGTTATTTGGATGTTAAATTTGACACTACTGAATTATATTACTATGAATCATTATGTGATACATTATATGAACAGAATAACAACGGTGTATTTAATATGGAAAAAATCATTAGTTCTCTGTGTAATTATAGTACACATATATGGTCGTTTAAAAGTGTTATATCACGTATACTGTGTGGTATGGAACGTAATATTATTTTTGTTCCATTTACACTTAATAAGAAAGATGATCCTTTTAACTTTTATACACTATCAAATATCGACGACACGGGTAAAAAATATTGGAAGTTAGATAATAGATTATCTAATATATCTGAATCGTTTCAAGATAACTTATTACCATACTTAATTGAAAACTTTAGACGTATATATTTTGATATATTTAACGATAATACATACAGGGATGATTATAAGACTTATTCAGACCAATATGATGTAATCAATCTTGAACTAAAAACACTATGTAATAATATACTGATGATTTCTAATAAATTAAAGATTCGTAAAACTCTATGTAGAATGATAAAGGAGGAAAACAAGTATACTCCGAATGCAAATGACATATTTGATATAAAAGAAGATGATAAGATCACGAAAGATGACGTCAGTAAACTAGATGATGAATTTAAGGAAAATATTCGATACAGTATTCGTAATATGTTTGACAGTATTTCAAATAATAATATAGATAATTTTTTATTCAAAGAAAACGGTATTTAAACATCAGTCATCTTCTTATAAATAATGCCTCCAAAAATAAGAAAAGATATAAACAAAAATAATAATAGGAGTTGTAAAAAACAGAAAATAAAACATAATTCATCACCTAATGATACTCAAACCACCGTCTCTTCACCTGATGATACTCAAACCACCGTCTCTTCATCTGATGATACTCAAACCACCGTCTCTTCACCTGATGATACTCCAACCACTGTCTATTCACCTGATGATACTCCAACCACTGTCTATTCACCTGATGATACTCCAACCACTGTCTCTTCGCCTGATGTTTATATTAGTTGTAAAAAACAAAAACTAGAACATAATTCGTCACATGATGACAATATAACGATTGTTGACAATACTCCAGTCGTCTCTTCACCTGATGTTTATGTTAGTTGTAAAAAACAGAAATTAGAACATATAGAACCAACTGGTAGAGATATCGTAGTTGATAGTGATAGTGAGGATGATGACGAGGATAGTGATGAGGATGATGACGAGGATAGTGATGAGGATGATGACGAGGATAGTGATGAGGATGATGACGAGGATAGTGATGAGGAAGAACTATCATTAAGGGCACTCCTAAAAGATAATATATCAGGAGATATACTAGAACCATTACTAGAAGTTGAAAACGAAATAAAAGAATCGGAACCAGACATAATTAAAATACTTAAAACTCCTATGTTATTATCCGATAAGGTAAAATTGTGCCAACATTATGAAATTTATAAGAACATGTACCCCAATACGATAGAATGGTTGGATTTTCGTACTAATCTTATTAATATGATAAAAAATTACACAGAAAATTCTATATACACAGATAAACTATCGATATCAGAATTAGAAAGAATGAAAAAAGAGGAGGAAGAACTCAAGTCAACAGATAATAATACTAACATGAAGTTTAGAATTCTCAACCTTAGGTCTTCAAAGAATGTAAAGAAAATAATATACAAACGATATGAAGACTTTAAAGATTTAAGTTCACATTCTGACGAATTACCTAAGTTGAAACATTGGTTAAATTGGGTATTAGATATCCCCCACGATCTGATTAAAGACACTAAATTACTATCTGACAATATAAACATAACAATACGAAAAGCAAAGACAAAGTTAGATTCTGTATTATATGGAATGAAAAAAGCAAAAGAACAAATTCTGTTGTTTATTAATACGAAACTCAGAAATCCAGACATGATCCAAACAAATCTAGGTCTAAATGGTCCTCCGGGTGTTGGAAAAACATGTATAGCACGCCTGATATCTGAAATTCTTGATTGTGGTTTTACACAGATATCGTTTGGTGGTGTTGATAAATCCGATTTTCTCAAAGGTCATGACTATACGTATATTGGTGCACAACCAGGTGTAATTGTTAAATCTCTCAAAAAACTAGGTCATAAAAACGGTGTCATATTTATGGATGAACTTGATAAGATATCTGAAAATCGTGAAGTTAAGAACGCATTGATTCATATTATAGACCCTTCACAGAATACTGATTTTACAGATAACTTTATAGGTACTGATATTCCTATTGATTTGTCGAGAATATGGTTTGTTAGTTCAATGAATCAATTACCGTCTGATAGTGTTCTCACAGATAGACTTTGGGTGGTAGATGTTGATGGTTATTCGACTACCGAAAAAGTTGAAATTGTTCAACAATACGTGTTACCAAAATCTCTTAAAAATTGTGGTATGAAAGAAAACGACATTACGATAGATAAGCAAGTATGTAGATATCTGGTAGAAAAAGTAACCAAATCAGGTGATAAAGGTGTAAGAACGATTGAAAAAACATTAAAAGATATCACAAACAAGATAAATTTCATCATTTCTATGCAAGATGATAGTGGAGGTCTACCATTTGAAACATCATTTGAAATGAAAAGTCGGGTTGTGTTACCATTAACACTAACAAAAAATATAATAGATAAATGTATAAAGGAAGAGAGTCTTTGTGACATAATGAGGTCTATGATGTATATTTGAAATAACTTATAATAAGACAATTGTCTTATTATAATTAAACTAAACAATTTTCAAACATCCACTTCACAAACCTCTCTATATCTTCATAATAAAGATATTCACATAAGGGATACCCCGACTTATCTATGTAATCATAAATTTCATCTTTGATTATATTTATTGTTTCTATGTTATATATAGTATCGTACTTATCCATTATTAATTTATATTACTGTGTTTATCTTTAATTTACTTATTAAAACATTCCATAGAACAGTACTCTACCAATTCTGATTTATCATTTATTGTCTTATATGCACCTGTCGTGGTAAACATTTTTTTACATACTTGACATTCTTTTTTATTACTTACATTTACAGTGTTTTCCGAAACATCTACCATCTCCTCATCATTATCTGAATCTGATTCCGGATATTTTTCCTCTTCTTGAACCTCCCTGTTGACATTGACATTTTCTTCTTCACTCATTGTCAAGTCTGCAAACAAATCTTCTATATCTAAATCACTATCTACCTTCAGGTCTTCCATATCTTCAACAAGTTCACTAACATCATCCTCATCTTGTGGTGTCTCCTTTTCTACTACCGTGTAATACTTATTGATGTACTCTACAAATTCTTTAGAATATTCTTTACCAGAGTGTATATTTATTTTGTTGCCTTCACTGATTGACCTTGATACTTCTGGTATAGACAAACAATACACTCGTTCATCTTCATCTTTATATAATACAATTTCATTATCTGGTATATTATTTTCATTTACACAGTTTGACTTCCAATCACTCATTGTGTTAAACAAATTTGAGATACTAGGTGTTATACTATAATTAACAGTACCACTTTCGATCCTTTCTGTTGGGTTACGTCTCACATATATCAAGACAAGTAAACGATACACAAATATTTTTAAAGATTCTTCTATTATCTCATCCATTCTACGTATTTCTTCGTCTCTACCAGTTAAGTTTCTATCATAAATTTCTGGTATTTTTTCCGACAGAGGTAAGTTTGCCAATATCTCCGGTAAATAATACTCTTCTCTCAATCGCTCTCTAAACACACTAGAGAAATTGATGGTGGTGATAAATATCACTATATTACCTAGATACTCAAGAAAATCATTCACATTTGAACTTTTTGCTACTAATGTATCTATTACATTTATAATGTAAGATGTATCACGTTTCACAATTGTATCATATATTCCATATGACATTACATTGGGTGCAACACCATGTAATGCTTTGGATAAAACACTGATACCTGCACGCTTCACATCTTCATCAATTGCTTCATCTTTGATTTTTAAGATTCTTGAGTATTGTGTCTCCAAGCCGTCATTAAAGAATTTCATCTCGTCTGAAAATATACGTTCATTTTGAACTGTAAGTCTATTACCGAACAAATATCCTACCTTAAATTTTAATACACCATTAGGTGTGGTTACATAAAGAACATCATCTACTTGACTTCTTTTAAACCTAAAGTCGACCATTAATTGTCTAAATTTGTCACTTGCACGATAAAATGTTTGACCATTATGTCTAACAGTGTACTTTACACTTGGAACTTCCTTTACCAAATAAGGTGATATATCTGTACCACCAATCGATAGTATAAATATACCATCGTTTCTTTTATTTCTCATCCATGGTATAACCGACTTGTAAAATCTGGTTTCCTTCGAAGAAGGAGTAAAGTTATACTTCTGTCTATTTACGGGTGGTAACTCAGTGACATTACCATCACGATCCAAAAGTTTTGTTTGTCTTCTGGGACGATTCGGTTGTCGTGAGAAATTATCCTCCTCGTCTTCTGGTATGTCATCTTCGACCATCATTGGACGTTCAACATCTGTAATGTCACTAAAAGGTTCTACCTGACTTGGTACACTCTGTCTCGAGGGTTGGGGTTGTCCACGTCCCGAAGGTTGTCCACGTCCACGTCTCGAAGGTTGAGGTTGTCCACGTCCACGTCCCGAAGGTTGAGGTTGTCCACGTCCACGTCCCGAAGGTTGTCGTCCACGACCTGTTCCTTTGTTCACTGCTCTTAAAACGTTCATTTATTTCTTTCGAAATATAATTTCTCGTTAATGTTAAAATTTCTTATAATGTTAACATATAAAATCATTTTTTTCCGGAAAATTTAGAAATGTTTCATAAAAAAGTTTCCAAGTTTAGTACCATTCAATTGTCCTAGTTTATTTGTTCTCTTCATGTTCTTATGTATACCTTGTAATATATCCATAGCAATATATGGTTTTTCTAGTATCTTATTCATAACAGGATCGGAATCGATGTTAAACGGATTAATAGTGAACTCCATATGCATTGGGTATAATTCATTCGTTGACGACCAGTATGTAATAATCGGTGAAGTAGAATCCTGTGGATGTAAATATTCTTGTTTCTTGACTGCACCAGATACACCTACCATATATTTCGTAATTGCTGTGTTACGAACAAGAATTTCTCCTCGTGACAATCTTCTTGATACATTTGGTTTCACTAGATTAACAACATTCGTATCATCATCCATACTTGAAATTTCACATATTTGATTCCAATTCTTACTACAATAATTAGCAGCATATACTTGGGCGGCTCTTGAATCGTTCAAGAGTCCATGACCAAACATTAGACTAGAGTCTGTTTTATTACCAAAACAGTATTGTAGTGAGTTGAATGGTTTTCCACATTGATTACTTAAGTTTTCCATTTTATTAATACTGATTATAATAAAATATTTACTTTTGTTTTTGACATAATATTACTATTACAGAGATGAATAGAATCAAACACAGGATACATACTGTATACGAAGTCATACTGTAATCAGAGTTTGTATCACAGTAAGATTCTTTCTTGTTATTTTTACACTTATACGAAGTGTCTTTCAGTTTACCATATATTTCTATATTCATCTTTCTATATTCATCTTCATCATCTCTACCCATTATATAAAAGGTTTTTCTTATTGTATTATCCATATCATAAAATCCACGGAACATATCCTCAAGTTGTTCCATACAGACGTTAATATCGTCTGTGTTTTTAAATATATTGCTTACGTGTGATTCGATAATATTATCACGATTGGGTTTATCTATTACACGTTTCAATTTACAGAAGCCATTCGGATCTTCCGGATTCCTTTCATGTTGTAGTTCCTTAAGATGAGACATTGTTTTTATTTAATATGTTTCTAAATTTAATTATTTTTTTATTCGAAAAATTTGTAATCATAATGTATGGTTTTATATTCAATATATCCTTATATAAAATTACTTCGTCCTTGGTAAGTTTAATCGTATGTAGTATATCAATGAAATCATTATATGAATGTTTATATTTGTTTTCGTAATATTTATTTAGTTCTTCACATTTCGTTTTAGATGTTATCGTGAATTCATCGTATGGTATTTGTTCCATAACCATATAATCATCTATCTTGAAGTTATTCAATGTCACATCTTCATTTACAGGTGTCTTTGGTGTTGTTAGTGTAATTACAGGTATATCTACAGTTATCTGATTTTGTTTTACAAACTCTGTTAGATTCCTTGTAGTTATGTTGACAATGTTTTGTAGTCGTTGAATGTAATATCGTGAGATAATTGGATTCTTTATATTTATAACTTTACGTTGTTTTATACGATTCAATACATTTATAAACGTTTCTACTCTTTCATCATTTGTTCTTGCATAGATGTAATCAAATATTTGTCTAGATACCTCGGTGTTATTAATCGTACTACTCTTGTTTATAAAATAAGGAAAGTCATATTGTCTGAGTTTAAGTATATGATTTATGAAATCCATAGGTGTATATTGTTCCAATTCATGTTTTGAATAATATGTAAGATTTGTATACTTACGAGCCTGAAAGAAAAATGAACGAATTGAATTTGCATTCTTGAATTCTTCTGGACAATACGTCGTCTTTGATATGAAATTAGAAAGAAATATTAGACTTCCAAAGTCTTTTTGATTTAGTTTAACTTTTGATATAATCTGACTTACAGACGAGAGTAAAAGACTGATGACATCCTGAATAGTTGACATCTTGAATCTATTCACAAATCCGTGATGTACATTATCACATACTACATGTGATTTACCATAGTCAATGATAATTGGAATTATAGTTGTTCTTACCGTCACGACCTTATTGTATCTCAGTTTATACTCGATTTTCTGCACTGTTGGTGTTCGTTTCAACATTATATTCCACGGTGTGAGATCATAATGTACAAACCCACATTTATTTTGTGCAACCTCAAGTGAAAGACAAATCTGTATCAATATAAATAAAAATTCCTTGAAGTCAAATACAGGACTGTTAATATATTCAAATAGTGTTTGACCTTGAATATATTCAGAAATCACAGATAATTTATTATCCTGTTCATGTAACCCAAGTACATACATAAAATTAGGTATACAAGACATCAATTTGTTTATGACCTTTGTTCCAATGAACACTTCATGTATATGTTCCTTCGTCTTGTATTCGTCTGTTGTATTCTTAATTATGATTGGGAAAGAACTATAATATCCCTTCTTGACTTCACTTAGTTTATTACTGAACAATATACATTCTGTTTTTATATATTTTCGTATTGTATTTTCTGATATTGACTTTCTTATACTCCATTCTATACCAGATAAAAGTTCATATGAACGTTTCATTTTTGGAATACATATAATTTCATTCTTATCGATACGTGGAAAAGTTCTATCTATATTCTCATATTCATAATCAATAAAGAAATCCATAATACTTTTTGAAGGGTATTCATAATTACCAGAAGTTAATTTGACATCAATTAACATTTTCTGGAGGTAATCAAGAACACCGTCTTCTTGAAGGTAAGTGACGTAAAATTCCTTTGCATTTTTAACAATCTCTTTACACTTATCGTCATTGTTTTTACACCATTTAATCTGAGAGTATAAGTCAGATAAGTCATTCTTTACCGGAACATAGTGAACATATGGTTTCAGAAACTGACTATACCACACTTTCCAATCCGAATCTACTTTCAATATAACCGAACCCATATTCATTTCTAATGATAAACGAAATGCGGATACATGACCATCAATATTAATGATATATTTATACTTAGATTGTTCTTCGGGTGTCAATTTATCAACCAAATCAAACCCTATATTTTTAATATCAATCGTCTGAAGGTATTCATTGTCTTCCAACTTACGAGGACGAATATTCCAATTTGTTATTCCTGCATCTATAAATGGTAGTCCATCATCGTCCTTCTCGTCAAGACTAGACATGGATGCAACCTTTAATCTAGGGTTTGTATCTACTGTTACACCCGTTCCAGTACTACCACCTCTAAAGACCGCAATTGGTTTTTTATCGTTCCATTCAGTGTTAAATTCGTGTTGATAATTTTTACATTTTGGTGGAAAATATTTACTATGTTTAGATTGTATTCGTTCCCAATCTTCATAAACAGGAAACAGAACATCAGAATATCTACTTGTTTTAGACACACTTAATATCGGTAAATATTTATCAAAACAATGAGATACAAGTGGTGTAGTTTTGTTTCCCCAAATGTTATTATAAGGTTCAGTAGAGTCTTTTGTAATGATAGGAAAATCTCTACGATTGATAAAGAATTCAACGTCCGGAATCTTACGTTTCTCGCATAATTCTTTTAACATATTCTTGATAGTCATAACATTTGTATCACCTTCACTTACTGGATATTCATATCTTACAATAGAATTATTACCGTACCATGTTTTTACGTTATTTGATACTCGTTTTGGATTGAACGTATAACCACTCAATTCTGTGATCATTCTTAAAAAGTTATGAAGTGTGTTATATTTACCAGTATCCACCTTTATCTTGTGTGACCATTCATTCTCATACGATGCATTTGAAAAGGGTAGAAACACTTTTAGTTTGTTGTTGATTATCTTGACAAATATTCCCTTTTTAAATTTATAAAACATATACCTGAACGTATTCATCATTACATCTGGACCAACGTTTCTGTATTTTTCCCAGTCACTTCCAAGAGATGTATTCTTATATAGATTCTTTTCTATATCTATATTGTCTTCAAATACAACATTTGTTGTATCATTGTGTCTTGCATACTGTTCTTCGTCACCAACAGTATATTGATACTGTTTGAAATTAGAATACCTCGGGTTCGTCTGTAGTTTTTCGACATTCATACATACCTCAACAGTAGGATAGAAATCGGGACGTTCTTTCAACATTGTTATGAATTATAAATATAAATATATAAAAAATCATTTTATTAAATAAAATGTCACTAGAACAATCTTTATATGACGAGATAATGAATTTCGTACTTCAGAGTGTGTCGTCAGAAACATATCTGAAAAAGATTGTTAGTCCAAAGATTTACAGACCTAAAACTATGTCTTTAAGAAAATTTAAAAGTATAAAAAAGAGTGAAAGAAAACCTGGAATATATCCTATTGATGCGGGTAATGATAGTGTTCATTATGTGGGTGTAAACAAACAAAAAATAGCAGGTAATGGTTATCTAGATGATCTTGGTATACACGATTCAGTCGGTATGGATGTACAATTAGATCATAGTCATGGTCTATGTCAAACGTTTGCATTAATGTATCATTTAGGAGAGGAGAAAAGGGTTAAACGTGTAAATTGTGGTGGACGACTTCCACCTTTATTCTCACCTAATTTCTCACAATGTTTTTCTGATTACATATACAATGTTGTTATAGGTTTGGAGTTCTTACAAGAATTCACTAAACAACACGATATGGAATGGACATTTACCGGTTTGAATTCTAAAATCGAAAAAATGTATAAAGGTAATGATCATGACGTAAAGTTAAAAAAAATTATGGAGAAAGCAATACATAGAACGTCTGGTAAAAAACGAAAAATACACTATTATTCTCTTAATCGAATAATTGATAATATTTTGTTAAATCCCGGTAATGAACAACAACTTGTTAAATGGCACACATCTTAATGTATTTATAAATACTTTACCGTATTTATAAATTAAAACTTCAAAGATGATTTTACCTGAACAGAACCTTTTTGTAATTTTTGCAACTCATTAAACGCATCAGACACATTATTCACACCAAGTCGTGATAGATAAGATTTCACATCATTTTGTTTTTCTCTATTTTTTTTACGTTTATGTGTTGTCTTTTCTTTTAATTCGATTGTCTTACCTTTGTATCTAAATCCATTTAGATTTCTGGCTTTAATTATCTCGATTACCTGTTCTTCTATAGTATTGGACCGAATACGTAATGATTTTAATTTTTTATTTGTTAATTTTATCTCATTCTTTATTTGTTCAAGTTCAGTGAATAATGCTTTAACATCACTGATATCATTCATTTATTTCAAGAAACACTTTTCTTTAATTTATAAATTCAACCCTGTAAATTTTTTCACGAGTATCTTAAAGTGTTGTGTTACCGATATTGTATTGTTGTTTATCATATTTTTTAGACAGTCAACATGTATCCATGATATACCTGATATATCATCTTCTATATCATTTAAATTCAACTTTGTCTTTTTATAATTCATTTCAGTATAATAATATATTGATTCGTTTCTTATCTTTTTTGAACGTGTTAAATCCCTTTCAGAAATACTTAGACTTGTCTCTTCTTTTAATTCTCTTAGAGCACACTCTATAGAATTTTCATCCTTTTCCATTGTTCCTTTTGGAGAACCCCACAAATTATTTCTAGATTGAACAATTAGAATCCTCATGTTTTCAGGGTCACACACGAATACACCTGCCTTTTTCTTATGTCTCTTTGTTTCAATCCAGTCGTTTGTAGTGTTATAGTCACATTTATTGATAACACAACACTTTTTCTCACAAGTAGTATTATTTAATGTAATTATATTCTTATCATATGGAATTTTACATCTATCATAATACGAGAATATATCTTCGTATGGGTGAATATGATAACAAATTTTATCGTGTCTATTCTTGTATTTTTTATTATTACTGTAAGAAAAATCTGTGTATATATTACGACAATTATGTCCGTAAAAACAAGGTGTGACATTAAGTTCATTTGTATTGTGAGCAAAATTACATCTATTGCCATATTTACATATTTTACCATTCATAATAGAATTGCACATAAGAGTTTTTCTATGGTCTGATTTGTTTTCTTTCAACAGGTTTATATCGTGTGAATATTTACATTTATTTTTATATTTACAAGGAATGTTGTGTTTTATGGATGCACATATTTGTGTATTCTTTTTAACAACTGTTGTCCAGTCATTGTCGGTATTGTTTTGTGGAGTATTTTGTGGAGTATTTTGTGGTGTATTCTTCCATCTTTTTTCAACTTCTTTTACCTTTTTAATTGGTTTGGTTTCTGTTGTATCTGTGGGTTCACTTTCCTCACTTGTATACAACTTTGTATCCAATACTTCTATCTCGTTTTCTGTATCGATGTCTGTATCAGAATTTTCTGGTATTTTTAGAGTTAGGTTTTCCATAATTCTGTTCACTTTTGGAATTGTCATATTTGTAAAGTATTCTTTTCGTTCCAATTCTTCTTGTTTATTCTTCATCTTACGTTGTGTTCTATTAAAAGCTCTTCTCTTCCTTATAGTATCTTCTGATGTAGTTTTTCTAAATCTTATTGCTCCCTTTGAACACTTACCTGAGTTTGTTCCACTTCTTTTTCTTAATAAGAATTTAACACGACGTAATTTTTCATTACGTTCATCTTCCTGTTTCTTTTTCTCCTCTCTTTTTTGTATTGTAGCTCTTGATTCCTTCGGTAATGTTGCTAGTAACTTATTCTTTATTTCTTCTTGCTTACGTTTTTCGACACTTTTGATTTCTAAATTTTTATCTATAATATCCAATGTTTGTTTTATTTTTGTTTCTGTTTCATTTGATAAGAAAATTTTCATTTCATCAAATGTAGAGTACAACTGCGAACATTGCTTGTCCTCACCTCTCCATACACATCTATAACAATTACACTGTAAGCTCGTTAGATTAATGGGTTTAGGAACTTGATATGTTCGTTTACAAGTACACTTGTCATAATCGTTATAACAATCTTCACAATACTCAACTGTTATTTCTATGAAATCGTCACAATCTTCGTCGTATATATCCTCTGCATCTTCGTCGTAATCTTCGTCGTAATCTTCGTTGTAATCTTCGTCGTAATCTTCGTTGTAATCTTCGTCGTTGTTGTAGTCGTTGCCGTAATCATCTTCATGAAATTCAAATTCGCCTTCGGTTTGATTCATGTTATAAATATCTCTGGTGTAGAATTCAATCATTGAATAGTTATTTTTGTTGAAATAACTATTCATAAAATCATTTTTATATTGTCAGGAATAAATGAGATGTTCATACGGAACATGTAAACGTAAAGTAAATTCTTTTACTAATATTGAATGTATATGCGGTCATGTTTATTGCAACACACATCGTCTCATGATAGACCATAATTGTGAATATATGGATATGAAACGTGACAAGTATAAAGAGAGCTTAAAAGTTTCCAATCCGGTTGTGAAAAACGATAAATTTCAAAAAATTAATTAGTTCGTGATGACTGTTTTGTTTAATTTATTCACTAATCTATCCACGTCACAAAATTGTTGTTTACCTCTTACCTTAACGGTATTTGTCGGATCTAGATTCATATTGTCATATGATAACTGATATATTTTGTTTATGTGATCTCTTACTGTTCCGTCATAATTTATTTTAATATCTTCTGTTAATTTTACAATTCTACGTTGCATGTAACCAGATGTTGCAGTTCCCATTGCTGTATCACAAATACCTTCTCTACCAGACATTGCATGAAAAAAGAATTGTCTCGGATTTAAACCATGTAAGAATCCATTACTTATAAATCCTCTAGATTCGTATTTAGATTCAGTATTTTGTTTTTCAAATGAATAATGAGGGAGAGACCTTTTTCCATTATTCAACAACATAGGTATTCTGGAACCTTTAATGTTTTGTTGTCCAAGTAATCCTGTTATTTGTGCTATATTGAAAAAATCACCTTTACTTCCGGAGTATACAGTCGTTAGAAAATTATTATCGTTTTTCAATGTCTCTTTTGCTATTTTTAATCCCACATCCTTTGCTTTATTGAGACTTGCGTTTACACGTATTTCTTTGATAGATGGATGATTAGTCGTTTCTGTCACTCCCTCAGCTTCTATATATGATTTCATAATGACTTCTTTGATTTTTTGTTCGTTACTTATATTATCTTCTGATTTATTCATTAAACAATCACCTAGACCTACGGTGAAACCATCCACTAACAAGTATTTATTTGTTATGAATTGAATACAATCAATAAAATAAGATGCTATGACGTTCCCATACTCTTTATACAATACTTGATGGATTGCATTATGTGATGAACCTACTATAGTTTTGTTTATTTTCCCGTTATATAACACCCCATCCAGAATCTTTACTGTTTCGTTGTCGTTATTGTCTTTTTCGTAATCAAAATCATCAGGTAATATCATTGATACTAGTCCATATCCATTATATGGATTATCAGATACCTTGAATTTTTTATGAATAGTTTCAATATTTTTTATCTTTTTCATAATGTCTTTTATACTAAAGTTCTCATCATTCCCGTCTATCCATGGTGGTTGAGGTAACACGGACACAATATCAAAGAAGAATTCCTTTGGTATATTCTTGACACCATATGTCATTTTATATACACCGAGTAATGAATCTTGTACTATGCACATATTGGGTTTACTACTTTGATGTGAAATCATATTATGTTGTACGTCTGATAAATACTGTAGTTCAACCTGTGCTTCTAATGATTGTGGAACATGAATATTCATTTCATCCCCATCGAAATCGGCATTAAATGGTTTTGTAATCGATAGATTCATTCGAAGTGTTTTGTAAGGCATAATTTTGATTTTCATAGCCATCATGGATGCTTTATGTAATGTTGGTTGTCTGTTTAACAGTACATAATCACCATCTTCAAGTGGATGGTTTATAACCCAACCAATTTGTAGTTTATATTGTCTGTTCATACATATATTTTCCACTACTTTACCATTACGAACTATTATATCATTTTTTTGTAATTTGAATTCTGACGTATTTGTTATTTTATGTTCCTTTCCGTCACGAGTGACAATGTCGTCATATAAAAGTTGTGTACCTAATCTATAACGTTCTATGTCGATTACTGTGTCATTTTTAAGGAGTGTTTTTATTAGTCCGTTATCTACTTTGGTTTGAAGATTATCAATGTTAAATGCTGTTATTCGTACAGGTTTCGTTAGAATATTTGCAATATATCGAGGTACACCTAATTCATTTATTTTTAATGTGGGTTCTGGTCCTATTACTGTTCTGGATGTATAATTACACCGTTTACCCATCATATTGTTACGTAATTGACCATCTTTACCAGTTATTCGTTCCTTTATACTTTTTATTGTTCTACCCGTTGTATTATGTCGTGCTTTACCTTGACTATTGTTGAACATTGTAAGTATTCTAAATGTTATATTTGATAATAACTTTTCTCTTGATGATTTATTTACTTCTAAAGTCGAAGTTGTATTTTCATATAATGTTTTTAATTGATTGTTTAATTTTACAATTTCAATGTATTGAAGTGTTAAATCATCATCACATATTTTACCGTCTGTTTTAACGGATGGTCTGTCACATGGTGGTAGTACTGGTAGTACCTTTATAATAAAATTACGTGGATGTGTCATGTTAGGTTCCAAACCAAATTCAGATACTTGTTCATCTGAAATGTTATTTAATATCGTATAAATCTCCTCATTAGTCATATACGTTTTATTGTTATCTTCATTCGTGATATAGAAAGTATTGTTTGTACTATTGATTTTGATTTCAGGCTTAGTATATGTACAGATTTGACCGTTAATCACCTGACAACAAACATTCGTTTTATTTTTTTTAATCCTTTTCATTATCATATTGATTTTGTTTTCGTTTTTATACTTTTGTATATTATATAATTCTAATTGTTCTTTCGATAATATCAAATTGTAACATTTAAAACAAAAACATTTAAGTATGTCTAAAACACGTTTATAATAGAGTGGGTGAACGATACATTCAACTAATTTTATATGTCCAAAATGTCCTATACACTCATTATTGTGTTTACCACAGGTTTCGCAATTGTCATAAAAACTAGTTGTACCCATTCTCGGGTCATATACTGTATTATATGTATTATTCTTCTTAATATTATTGACTTCACATACTGACATATCTGTTATTTCTTTGGAACTATATATTCCAAATTTGATATCTGATATTTCTTCTAAATCCATTTCTTATGTTTTGAAATTGATATTGTTTGTTGTTTGTAATATCAATTTCAATTATGAACAACATGATAACAACAAATTTTGATTGTAAATACAATAAGGATAAGGAAGGTAAATTTGCAATTACCCATATTATAGGGACAACGAAACAACAACAACTCGTACATATTAATATACCTTTTAAAAAAATACACACGGAGGAACCAATATTGTATAACTGTTCAACACTTATAGTTAGAGATGGTATCGGTACTTTATATATAGGAGATAATTCTATAATGATTAAACCGAATGATATCATAATGGTTGAAGAACATAAAGGATTTAGACTATGGTCATCCCATAGTGAATTAAACGTGTATATTATATACTCTACACAAGTATATCCAGATAGGAGAAAAGGTGATCATCGTAAACGTAGTCTAAATGTAATTACTACAAATACTCATCCTGATGATGTAGATACTACTTGTGGTATTTTTAGTAATTGTTCTAAATAATTATCTAAAACAATCATTTATATAAATAAAATGTCAAAATATGGTCAAATCATCAATGACGTATCAGAAGATATATTATTATATAAATGTTTTGTGGAATATTTTAACAACCCTATGATGACTAAAATTGATAGTAAAGAAGGTAAAAGTATTTATGGTGTAAAAGTGAAAGGGAATAATATTGATAATAAATTTATAATTGTATTTGTAAATGAAGATAATTTAAATATGGGTAAAAAGAAAAATTTATCAGACTTATATTGGGATTCATTTCAAACACGAACTCTAACTACTGCATATGATGTTGAAACACACTCATACGAAGTTAGAAAATACAAAGAATTATTAAACCCCATTCACAGAAGGGAAATAAATGATAAAAATTGTTCATATACTTGTGAGGGATTACCCCTTAGAATTGTGTTGTTAAATTATAAGAACCAGTATCATAACTATAAAGAAAGAGGTACATTGTTATCTGCAATCGAAACATATAACACAATAATCATTAGAAAGTAAATTGTCGTTATTATAAACTATTTATAATAACTAGAAATAAATGTCTGAAAACGAATACAATACGTTTAAAATTGCAGTCTGTGGTGACTCCAAAACTGGAAAGTCGTCACTGTGTCTAAATCTAACAGAAAAATATCATGTTGTCGACCCTTATTATTACGTAAGTACAATTGGTATTGATATCATGGTGTTGAAACTACATTCTAAAACAAAACTGATACTTTATGATTATGCAGGAGATGTAAGATTCACAGTAATTACAGGTTCTTACACTAGACACTGTTCTATGATAATTTACGTTTACAATATGGAAAATCCAAGTACATTGGACAGGATAAGAAGAATAAGAGCGATGCATGAAAATACATTGAATATTGAACAATGTAAATTTCTTGTAGTTGGGACTAGAAAAGAATCATACAACCGTAAGTGTACTGGTGAAGGAATTGAGTTTGCAGAAAGTATCGGTGTAAAACATATAGAAGTGAGTAATTTAAACAGAACTGGTATCCCTGATGTTATACAATATCTGAGAGAACAATTTAAAGAACCATTAGAAGAACTACAAACTATTGATCTTACAAAAAAATCATATATTAACAAGTTAAAACAAGGTCATGTTAAATGTTGTATACTTTAAGGAATATGTACTATATCGAGTTATACATCTTAATTAGGGATTGTGAAATATGATATAGATTGATGTTATGATATTTTTCGGGCCTTGGAACGTCTCCTTCGTTTGGATTTACCCTTATAAGTATTTGTAAATTTTTCTTTGTTATAGAATCGTCACACATATTGAAAAATCCATAATATGCACCCAATAAAGCACCGGATATGGCACAATTTGTATCAGTATCTGTATTTCCTCTGGAGTTTTTATTAATTGGTTTTAATACTTCTGGATTAAAAAACTCATCCAGAAACATCACACCATCAATTCCTTCCTTGTAACTATTGAAATTGTATAATGCATAGAATGCACAATAGAATGAATGAACAATCCAACCCTTGTTCTTACCTGAAATGTCCCTTTTTTCATTGTTTTTGACTTGTTTTAGTACTTCTTTTGTTTCTTTATAGGTTGCTTTCCGAATTGCATTCAATAGAATAGTGTTTTTACTTTTATTATCCAATGCATCTTGTATCGCATCGATATATATTTTTACTATCTCATAACACATACTATTTGGGTTTGTTATATATACATCTTCTTGAATGAATTCTTTTGCAACAACTAAAGGATATGCACGCATTAACGGACCATTACTCTGATTGTTTGGGTTTGCAAACTTTTCATATCTTTTTTCATAACCTTTGTATGTTTTGATACCTTTGAACAAATTTATTGTATTTTTACCTAGGAATGGAATACCAGAGTTAGCCCATGACATATATTCCATAACTGCATTTTGTTTAGTATAACCATGTTTAATAATACGGGATAATGTCATTGCCATCTCTGTATCATCTGTTATCTGACCGATAACTAGATTTTTCTCTGGTATATTGTAAAATGGTTTGGCTATTCTTTTCATTGTAAATTCTAGTTTACCATTGTATGGTTGGATAGGAGGAAATTCACTTGGTGCTCCCAAAGCATCACCTAATGCATGACCGAATACCATACCAAATATTTTAGATTGTATGTCGTTCATGTTTATTGTTTGTAGTAGTTAATATATAATTTTCAAATTTAATTCATCTAAATTATTTTCTTTAAATAAATATGAAGATAGCCTTTACGTTTATAGTAAAGGACGGTGGAAGATATCTAGAGAGAAATCTAGAACGAATAAAGAATTTTAATCAGGATATATATGCTGTTGAAAACAACAGTATTGACAATACGAAAACGATTCTTAACAATGCAAACATTAAAAATGTGATATATCTTGATTTAGATGATGGGAGATTTTCGTCTTCTCTGTGTAAAGGAAGAAGGAACTGTCTTAAACGAATACGTCGTATTGCATACCTTAGACAAAAAGTGTTAGATTCTGTATTGAATTCTGGAATTAACTATGATTATGTTTGTATGTTAGATATGGATTTTCTGGATTTTAATTCAGAACATCTTGGAAATATATTCGAATATATGGAACAGAATAGAGATATTGACGGTATGTTTGGTATGTCATTTGCAACACATTATTTAAATATTCCATACGATATAGGAGCTGTAAAACCTATGTATAAAATTCCTCAAATTGCATTTAAATTTTCCAGATATATTCAAGTGAAGTCTGCATTTAGTGGGTTCGGTATCTACAGATACTCTTCTATTCTAAAGAAATCGGCTAAATATGATATTAAATACATTGACGATATTGAACATATATATTTTAACAGTCATTTTGATAAGTTAGTTGTTGATACACATTTCAATCCGTTGTATAGGATATCTAAAAAGGGTAGAAGAGAATTTAATACTGATGTTTTAATTTCATTGTCTGTTTTACTATTTGTAATCATTATCATATACCTGTTATATCGCCGTTGACATATGATGAGTATAAATCGTATCTTTATTATTAATTCTGTTTGCACGACTTAATAAATAATCTTGAACTTGTAATGTTATGTCGTGACATATGATGATATTTGTTACACTAATCTCCATACATACTATGTCATTAATAGAATTGACTATAAGGATGTTGATATCAGTAGATTTTTCGAATTTAGTCAGAATGTCTACTCTTTTCTTTTCAGAACCTTTTAGAATAGAGTAATTGATATTCCTTTTGTTGAATTCAGTATAGAGATCACTATCTATATTGTTGAGTGAGAATAATAGGATTTTCTTTGTTGATTGTGTATCTATCACACATAATATTTTTTTAATCATCGTATTGGAAGAGTCTTTATCATTGTTTATTAGGTTGTCGTCTATATTTTTGCGAAATAATATAAGTTCGTTATTGTTTATAATTTCTCTACATATCGGACAAGTTTGTTTTGTTTGTAACCATTGTAAAAGACAACTAGAACAAAAGAAATTTTGACAATGAGTTTCAAACATAGGTTTAGTGATTTTATTACTACAAATAGTACAAACATCATCAATACTTGATTGAACTCTACTTTTTATTTGTTTAATCTGTTCATCAATCTTATTGTATTGTTTCACTAGTTCTGAATCATCAGGAGATGTTTCTAGTTTCGTTTTAAGTTCGTTAAAATCGGTTATTTCCTTTTCTTTTATAATTCGTACAATACTATCTACTATATCGTTTGAAATATGTTTTACAATATACTTTATATTGTTATTGTTCGATAATTCAATATCCTCTTTATAATGGTCAATCTTATGATAGTAGTGTTTTACTTTGGGAAGTGGATACGAGTTGTTTAGTTTGATGATGTCATTAGAAATGATATTTCCTCTGAATTTATCTTCTATATCTTCATTGATGTCTCCAAATACAGATTTCATGAAATGTTTTCTAAAGTGTTGATAAGTAAATGCAATCTCACGTGGAGAGGATGATGTTATAAACCAGTAGAAACATGACTTTATCCATTTCATATTTGGAATATTCATGTAGATAGGTTCATCAAATATAACCCGTTTCCATGCTTTATTCTTATATGTAATGACTATATGATTGTATATATTAGGAGTAACAATAACGACATCATTTGTGTTTATCGAGTCGTAATTATCATCCAATATTGACATCTTGTCTATACAAAGAACCTTCATATTTGTATATGTGAATTCTCTTTTCCAGTTATCTAATGAAGGTATAGTAACTACTAAGAGATTAACAGATAGTTTGTCATATTTTTTAATATCACGTTTCACAGTTAGTCCACCTGAAAACACTGTAATATCTTCCTCTATATGTGGTTCATTTACATCAAATTTCATAATATCTCTTACAAGTAATTGAACCATAGTTACATTCTTTCCGTATCCAGGAGGATCTGATAATATACCGATTTTCGTATTTCTGACAATATTACCGTCACTTATATGATTAGTTACTTCTAGACGTTCCATACGTTGAACATTTGATTGCTGATGTTCAAATAGATGTTTTCTGAAATATTTAGGTTCGCTCATTATATTTAATACATATACAAGAATGTATTAAATATGAATAATTACTTTAGTAATTTGTATAACGATTTAATAATTTTACAATTTGTTTATTTCTTTCATTAATTGCTTCTTCTGTAAAACAATTAAATTTTAAGGGTATTTCACGAGTAATCTTAGAACAACTTCCTTGGTATGATAATTTTTTTTTATCATAAGTTTTCTTACCAAGAGAACTATTTCCTTTATGATTATTGTCACTGTTTTTACCTTCCAGTAATGTTAAATTTCCAATGTTATTTATAAGTGTATGGTTTGTTAATTTTTCTTTATCATTCATAGGATATATATGTTCAAGTGTCAGGTCGAGGGGGGTAATATGTAAGTCTGTGTTAATACATGTTTCTAAAAATAGAAGTAAATGTGTTGCGTTTTTTGTTTGTTTAAACTCCATAGTTTTTATTGAACGTATATAGTTTTGTTCGATAATACTTTCATCTTTATTTTTAACTAAACAGTTCTCAATATCTTTATAGTAGTCATAATCTTTATTTTCAAGAACTAGATTAGTGATTTTGATAAATTCGTCAGAGTAACTTATGTTATTAAAACTTCTATTTTTAAATTGAAGATTTCTAAAATACCATTTAGTCATTAGTTTAATCAATTTTTTATCAATGTTATTAGTTTTATAAAATATCGGTAATAAACAAAACATATATGCGTCCCAACATAAACAATTCGAAGATGTATTGTTTACTAATCTTCCAAATCTATCGTCACTGATTTTATCCATAATTTGAAATAATTTTTCAACAATTTTAAAGAATTTGTTTAATTCTTTGTATGTATCATCATCATTGATAATAGATTTAAATAATTTATCAGGATTTGGTTTTCTATCAATATGATTATTATATAATTGAATTGCTAAGTTAAAAAGTTTCACACCAAAATTTGTATAAATTTTGTTAACTTTACGTTTTAATTCTTCCCATCTATTATATACTATTTGTCTCTTATCTGGAGGTATCTTAATTAAAAGATTGTTTTTAATTATATCAAGAAACTCTACTTTCATTCCTCTGTTGTTTTCCCAATCAAATATTCTAGTAACATATTCTGAATCTTTACATTCAAAATACTGAATGTCAATATCATTTAACATGAAATTATATAGATTTATTAAAGTTTGTTTGTTATATTTTTTTATACTTAGATACATATCAATATTGTTGAGAGCATTATATAATTCACTAGAACCATCTGGTTGTGAATAATCATGTAATTTTATTACATGATTAGTAAAAGTTTTTTTAGATGTAGATTTGTTTCCACATTCACTACATATATATTCTTCACAATCTTCATATTCTCCAAATGACTCTATATTACCAATGAAATTAGACAAAGTAATATTATCGTTATTAAATATATGAATTAATGCTTTCATATCATTAGGGTCAACACAGTAAATTTTTGGTAATTTTTCAACATTATAATATTCTTTGATTTCTGTTTGTTGTGGAGTTAAACCATCCAACTCGGTATCTATTGTTAATAATGCATCGATTTTTTCTTTTAATTTTGGATACGACCAACTTATTACAATAAGAATTAAAACGGTAGTCAATAATCTTTGTTGTCCGTCATAAATATCATTAAGCTCATCATCACTGTGTTTAAAATTTATAATCGAACCCATTTTTTCAACGTATTTTCCTTCTTCGAAAATAGTAATTATGTCATCTATAAACTTCGTAACTTCTTCAGTTTTCCATGAGTATGTACGTTGACTCATCGGGATACATATATTTTTTTGAAGTATCTTGGACCATGATTCTTGGTTTGTAGTGTACGGTTTAATACGAGGCATATTTTATGTGTATATATACATATTGATGTTAGAATCATTTTTATTTTAAGTAAATAAATATTCTATAATAAATGGTTGATAATGTGAAAGAATACCCAAATGGATTACCTTGTGCACATTGTATGTGGATTTATGACGATTATAGAAAGAGGGGTCGTAAACGTGTTCCAATAATGACTAGAAACCTGATAACAGAAAATGATTATACATCTGTATATAAAAGTGGTTTCGAATATTCATTAAGTTTTGTGCTTAAGGAACACAAATCAGGTCCTAATGATATACATGATTTTATTAATAATGCAATGGAATACATAAGGGTTCTTAAACAATGGTATAATATACCTGGTGTAATTAAATACAATATACTACTGAATTATGGATACAAACAGGATTTAAAATCAAGAGAACACCTTCACTTATTTGTAACATTTAAGAATGCAAACGGAAAAAGGTTGTTCGATGTATTGACAGGTACTCGAGGTGGATATATCAATAAAAAATTTCAGAAAACAGTCACTGATAAACTTTATGACACAGACGTAATCAAACCATTAACATATAACGACCTAATGACTTATGGAATACAGTATATATTCGAAAGAGATAGTAACCGAAGTTGGAAATATAATCAAAGTATATATATACTGTTAAAAATTGATTTAGACGAAGGATATTACGAGTCTATAAAGGGTATATATTCTTATCCACACCTAGAGACGATGAGTAGAGGTAGAGGTAAAGGTAGAGGTAAGTGAATAATTTTTAAACAATGTCGTTTTTAATTTGATATTTGAAATTATCGTATATGTAAGTTCCTCGTGTTAATGATGTTATCTCATTGATATCTTCAAGGATGTCTTCAGACAGTTTTATGGTAGTTATTGGTTCTTCTAATATGACAACCTTACTATGTTTATTGTATATGTATTCATCAGATAAATTGACATCAAAAACACAAAAGAAATTTTCCGTGTTTTTAATCTCTATCAAACTTGATAATTCTTGTTTATACTCTTTACATTTCTCAGATATATCAAACAATATTCCCTCGATGGATTGTGAGAATACATACAACGAACATAACATCTTTTCAAAATCTATCCCGTCAAGTTTACAAAACGATAATACCTGATTTACATCCGTATATATATTACGCCTAAATTCAGTAATTGCTGTTTGTCTTGTTTTCGAGTCATAGTAATCACCTCTACATGTAATCGCACGTTGTGTAATATTGTTAAGAATATGTAACTTCAACTTGTTTGAATTTAGTTGATTCTCAATCTTTATCCATTCAGTTAAGAATGTATCGAAGGATATCTTCATATCGGTTGTCTTGTGTTTTTCAAATGGTAATATAACTAATGACTGTAAAATATCCAAACAGTAAATCATATAACTTTTAAACAAGATAGATCTATCACAATTCAATTCCGACATATATCTTAACATTGGTTCATGATTAGTATATGGAACTAGACCTGATTTATAATTCAGTTCATCAATATCATAAAATAGGTTCGATATGATACGTTTAAGTATCATAGAGTTTGGTGTATGTTTATATTTCATAAACAATCTTGATACGGATATTATAAATCGTTTTATATCGTGTAAAAAGTTTGGTTGGTTCGGACATATACCGACATCTGAAAATTTAAATGTATTCCAGAACGGTAAATTATTTAGATTCTTTGTATAAGAATATCCATAATCTATAATAACAGGGTAATAACCATTAGAAGGTACTATAAACTGATTTGTTTCGTTTACTACATATAGAAAATTATCATCGATACCACAAGACATAATTAATATATTATCAGTATGTAAGTCATAATGAGTAAAATCGTATTCACGTTGTGCGATACACAGTGAAAGTATTACTTGTTTTATTATAGATATGATAACCGTATCTTTGACCGACGTTGAACGAATCATTCGTACTAAACTTTTTCCATTTATATATTCATACAGTATGACAAGTTTTTTTACGATACTCTTCTTGTCCTTGTTTTCAATATGAAATGGGTTTTCTGCCCTATTATTCATATCAATATTACACTCTATTATACCTATAGAACGACAAAAATTTGGACAATATTTATCTAATGTATTTATATCTTGAGACACAAGATATTCGTGACTAATTATATTATTAATCGAGTTAGACATCTTAAAAACACATTTATGTTCAGTATTTTTTATTCTAAATATTCCTGTTATACTTTGAGTAAAGTTACCACTAAATATAGACACGTATTCTAACCATTCATACCATGGTTTGTCTTTGTTTTCAGAATATATATTTACTATTTCTTCATATACATGACGGTGTTTTTCCATATTGTATTATATAATTGAAATAATCACTTAAATCTACTTAAAACATAAAAACAAACTACAAAATGATATTAACTGATTACATTGTATGGTTCCTACTCGTAGTGGTAATCATATTTATAGTTTTCTACTATAGACACTGTAAATATTATAATAAAGAGTTAGAAGATATAAAGAAAGATCTTACGTATCAATTAGAAATTATTAAAAATCAAGAAAACAGATTTAATACAACCAAACATATTCAAACACACAGAGATACTCAAGTGTATTCTACACCTGAACAATCACTAAGTTCAGACAGTGTAACAACCGAGAGTTTAAATGGGGATAGTTGTCAAAACACGGACTTACAATATTCTAACGATAATATTCCAAGTTTGAAATCAGAATCGACAGAATCAGAAGAAATGGTAATCATAGATTTTGAGAATGAATTATCAGAAGAGTTAAAAGAATTGGAAGCAACTAAACAGGAAGATAAAGTTGAGGAACCAGTTGAAGAAGAGGAACCAGTTGAAGAAGAGGAACCAGTTGAAGAAGAGGAACCAGTTGAAGAAGAAGAACCAGTTGAAGAAGAGGAACCAGTTGAAGAAGAGGAAGAAGATGATAATAAAGAATTAACCGAAAGTAAAGTATTATCAAACACAACTTATGAATCAGGTATGATAATAGAAGAAATAGAAGATATACCTATAGATAAAAATCTACTCAATACTGATACGAAATCAGACGACATTGATTAATACATACTACCGACATAACTTGTAATGAAAAAAACAAAACCTCCCCATGCTATATCAATGTATGCAAGTGTTGTGTTCCAATTCTCAAACAGTGCATTGTTTGTGAAATCGTATACACCATACACGACAACACCAAACAAAAACCCATACATCAAACTATCCTTAAGTTCACTACCCTTACGAATATTAGGTAAAACAAATACAACTAAACCAATAATCATTAAAATATATGCATAAATTACTGACATTTTATCTATGACTAACTTTGAACCTTGAACATTCATCACTTGTTTCTGGTATTTCTTATTCATAAAGAATAGGATCCATAATAAATCTAATACGATTAATGTCAATATAGATACGAATGTACTCATTTATTATTATTAAATATTAAATTTTATTATTCAACTTCAATAATTTTATCACGAACATAACCATTACCTTTGTATTGATTACTAACCAATCTTGTACCATTATACAATATGATATCATTATTTACATGTGTATGACCATATATCCATGTATGTACGTTATCTTTCTTCATTAGAAATCCTAAATTAGTTGCATACCAGAATCTATACGGACAATTATGGAACTTTTTATCTAAACATTCTTCATATCTCGGTGCATAATGACTTGTCACAATTAATGTCTTTCCGTCCCTTTTCGATTTGTGAATAACTGTATTTAAATTATGAAGACAACTGAAAAACATTTTATTCATCCAGAATTTATTGCCTATACAAATATCATCATTTGATTTCATATGAAGTCGTTTATTCGCTGAGTCCTTTGTTGTCAATCTAGACCAAAGTGTAGTTCCATATATACGAAAATTATTAGGTAAATCCACGTATTCGTCATCAAGTATTTTTAAATTATGAATATCAGATTCAAGACGTTTGAGATATGTCTTTAACGTCTCTATCGGGATTACTTCTGAATAGTATTCATGATTACCTGGTATTAAATATACTTTTTTAAAATCGTTACAAAATGACATTACTATCTCTTTATATTTATCGAAATTCTCTAATCTACCTACATCACCAATTATTATCAATATATCTGTTATACTATCAATCATATCTCTAGTTGTTATCTTCCTGTCTAAAGACTCGAAATGTATATCGGAAATTATTTGAAATGACAATTTGTTCATCTTTAGATTACTTTATTTACTGGTAGATATTTTCATTTTATTAAAACCAACAACAATATTATAGAAATACAAAATACAGAAAATGCCAATAGTACATAAAAATTACTGTTTACGTTGTGATAATTTTTAATTTGAGGTTGTGGTACAATATTAGATTTTTTCACGTTTTCCGTTTGTAGTTGAGGATTAATGTATAAATTTTCATCTACTTCTATCGGTATAATTCTCTTATATTCACCCGAATTGTATATATTGTTAAATAAGTTAATATAATTCGTTAAAAAGTCGATACCAATCTGTCTATTTATCAAATAACCAGCTGGTCTAAAATTAACCTCTATTATTTTATTACCTATCATATCTACATTCAAAACACCCATATTTTTTAAATTCAATTCCCTCACGTAACCGATAATAACAGATTCTTGAATCTTAGTCAGTCTTGATGTTTTATAATTAATTTCGTGGTTTTTTACGTTTGGGAATCTGAAATAAGGTTGGACTTGACTTTTTTCGATTACATTGTAATATAATATTTCTGTTCCATTATATATAATATCTATCGTAAAACATCTTCCTAACACATATTCTTGATACAAGTCAAATCTTTCTTTTATATCTTCTCCCTTTAGTACTTGTACAGACGTTAATTTATGTAATCTATTTCGTCTAATACGGCCTGACATTTTACATACATAATGTTTATTAGGTTTTAGTTCAGACCTTTTCAAGTATCTTGCACAGTATTTACTTCTACATCCTTTATCTATAATCAACTCGTTAAATCTGTGACCATATAATTTACGATAGTCTGTCTCTGTTAATGGATAAATTATATACTTAGATTTATCGTGATATTCGTCAGAGAAATCCTTCATACGTTTTATCTCTACCATATCCCCCTTATAATTACTAGAAAAGTAATTATCTTTATTGATTGTATTCAATACAATCAACTTCATATTTATTATATGTAATTATAATTTAAAGGATGATTTTTTAAAAAAACAAAGAATGTGTGGTATATTCTTGATATTAAATCAGTTAAATTCTGGTAATATAACACAAAATGATATATACAAATCATTCCAACATGGTTATAGACGTGGTCCAGATAATAGTAGTATCGAGTTCAATCAAGTCTGTATAGGATTCCATAGGTTGTCTATAAATGGGTTAGATTCTATTTCTAATCAACCGTTAAAAAAGAACAAATTGATACTTATATGTAATGGTGAAATTTACAATTATAAATATTTATACTCGAAATTAAATGTCTCACCTCAGACAAATAGTGATTGTGAAATCATCTTAGATTTGTATGAAAAATACGGGATTGAACATACGATTTCAATGTTAGATGGTGTTTTTGCATTTGTTCTTATAGATAATCGTACAGATAATACAAAAGTTTTTGTATGTAGAGATCCTTACGGAGTCAGACCATTGTTTGTATTGTATAATGAGTCTACACCAATTGGATTTTCTTCTGAAATAAAAACACTAATAGATTTGAAGAAAGATTCTACTAGAATTGAACATTTCGAACCAAATACGTGTAAGGAATATATTAGTGACATTACAAATACTGTTTATTATGAAAATAACAAATTTAATATTGTTTCTAATTCAATACTAACTGTTAGTAATAATACACATACACTAGAATACTATCTTAATAATCTAAAATCATTATTCATAAATGCTGTTTCAAAACGAGTCAATAACACAGATAGGAAAGTTGCTTGTTTATTATCTGGGGGATTGGATAGTAGTATCGTCACTTCTATTGTAAATAGATTTACAAATTCACCACTGGAAACATATAGTATAGGATTAGAAGGTGGTGAAGACCTGTCTTACGCAAAAGAAGTATCTGATTATTTAGGTACAAATCACCATGAAGTAATCGTAACTGAGGATGACTTTTTCAATGCAATACAAGAAGTTATATATAATATAGAGAGTTATGATACAACTACTGTAAGAGCAAGTGTTGGTAATTATTTAGTGTGTAAATACATATCTGAACATTCGGAGGCAAAAGTGATACTAAACGGTGATGGTAGTGATGAATTGATGGGAGGATATTTATATATGCATTATTGTAAGGATGATATAGAATTTGATTATGAGACAAAACGTCTACTGAAAAACATATATCAATATGATGTTCTACGTTCCGACAAATCAATTTCTAGTAATGGTCTTGAACCAAGAACACCTTTTCTGGATAAAATATTTGTTCAATATTACTTAAGTATTCCCATTGAGTATCGAAATCATAACAACAGTAATCAGATAGAGAAATTTCTATTTCGTAAAGCGTTTGATAATGATGAATACTTACCGAAATCTGTATTATGGAGACGTAAGGAAGCATTTAGTGATGGTGTAAGTAGTTTACAGAAATCTTGGTATGAAATTATAAACGAAAAAGTCAGTGAATACTTTAGAAATAATAATATTGACACAGATGAATTGTTTAAGAAGTATGAACAATATAAAAATCCACCAACTACACTTGAACAATTATACTATCGCGATATTTTTGAAAAACATTATCCGGGATGTTCTGACGTGATCCCCGAATTTTGGATGCCGAAATATATCAACGCAAATGATAGTAGTGCAAGAACACTAGGTGTTTATTCAGATAAATTGAGTTAAAGATTTATATATGTAAATATATAAATATGACTGTGAAATTAACGATAGATAACAGAGAAAATCACCTGATAAAACTATTGAACACAAATGATGTTTCATTTGATGTAAAACAATTGGATTTGGGTGATATTGTATTTCAAAACGAAAAGGATGAAATTATTCTAATCATAGAACGGAAAACATTACACGATTTGAAGGCAAGTATATGTGACGGAAGATTAAGAGAACAACGAACACGATTATTATCAAATTATGATACGAAACGAATCATGTATATTATTGAAGGTGATATAAACAACGTTTCTAAATCACTGAATGTAGATACGTTATTAGGAAGTATCGTGAATATGCAACTACGGGATTCCATTATGGTACATAAGACAATGAATATAACAGAAACAATGAAGTATATAGTAAAACTGAAAAGTAAATTAGAAAAGGATCTATCGGAATATTTCAAAGAGAATCATGAGATTAGTAAAACAGAGTATTGTTCAACTATAAAAACAAAAAAGAAGTCAAATATAACTCCTAGTAACTGGTTTATAACTCAATTGGCATTAATACCAAATATAACAGAATATATTGCAGAATCCATTATGGATAAATACAAAACATTACCAAATTTGATTAAAGAATACGAATCAATCGATGAGGACGAACGACCCAAAATGTTATCAGATATTATCTATACAAATAAGAATAAGAACACGCGAAGAATAGGCGATAAAAATTCACAAAAAATCTATCAAAATATTTTTTCGTTATAATTTTATTATGTTTACATAATAAATGAGCGAATACGCACAACTTGGACAACTTACATGTAGTCAAAATGACTTTAAGTTTAACGGTAATAAAAAGGAGGTTAAAGAGAATTACGATGGTGTTAATGAATATTGTGCGAAATACGCAAATATAGATTTTAATAATCCAGACCCTCCTCTTGTGGACAAATATAAACATTGTATTACTGAATCAAAACGTTGTGAAGAGGAGGATCCCACTAACGAATATTGTTTAGATGACAAATTAAATGGATAATTTAAAACACTATAATAAATGAGCGAATACGCACAACTTGGACAACTTACATGTAGTCAAAATGACTTTAAGTTTAACGGTAATAAAAAGGAGGTTAAAGAGAATTTCGTTGACGATGGTGATAATGAATATTGTGCGGAATACGCAAAATATAGATGATAATCCAGACCTAAAACACGTGGCGAATCAATTATTGTATAACTATTGTAATGAAAATTTAGCTACAAATTGTTTGAATTACGCAAATATAGATGATAATCCAGACCTAAAAGACAATGCGAATCAGTTATTGAAAGAACATTGTATTGAATTAACAAACTATTGTGAAGAACACAAACACGATAACAAACACAATAACAAAGATGATTGTCTTTACGAACGAACTCGTCCTTAATTTTCCTGGATGGATTATGAATTATTAAATGGATAATTTTTAAAAATACTTATAATAAATGAAAAAAGAAGACCAAAATTTTTACATTACAGTAACATTGGTGATTGTATTAGGTTTCGCGGTGTGGTGGTTCTTAGGTAATAAAGACGACAAACCATCTAAACGTTCATTAAAGGGTGGAAACACGAACCCGGTTAACAATTGTATCAAACTAAACATAACAGGGGATGATGTAAGAGAATGGGTAAACGTCACATTTACGGTCGATGGTATAAAATATGACACTGTAAGAAGATTTATTTCGAATCATCGTTCGACTATGGTTTTTAACAATTCTGTGAATAATAACTTGGTATTTAGTGGTCTTTGGAATGATGGTGAATATGTAAATACATCAACATTAATCAATCAAAATTCTAATGTATCCGTTAAATTGAAATTTTTAGCTTCAGATTTCTACCCCGAAACACGAATAAACTCATATGAAGCGGAAGTAATTAACTGTTCATAAGTGAAATAAATATAATTTTATATTGTTATTCATTATAAAATTAAACATGATTCCATCAAATTCAAACTGGATTACGAGTAAATTATTAGTCGGGGGGATTCCCAGAAATAAGAAGGATTTTGATTTAATCAAAAATCAAGGTATAAATGTATTCGTGAACCTGATGAGTGATAAAGAAGCAAAGAAAGGAAAAAAGAAACCCCAATTTGATTACAGAGAAACAGACCATACAGGAATTAGATACTTACACGTTCCTATAAAGGATTTATTTACAATTCCAGACGATGAAATGATCAACATTGTAAAGAAAGTTGTAAATGAAATACAAAATGGTAACAAAGTGTATATTCACTGTTATGGTGGTCACGGACGTACGGGTACACTTGCTGGTGTCGTGTTACATTTTATATATCCCGGTATGACATATGAAGAGGTATTAAAACACTTGAATGATTCACATAAAACTAGAGTGTATAAACCTAATGAAACAACTCCTCAAACTGCAATTCAGTTTAATCAGTTACATAGAATCATAACTGGAAAAGATGATATATTCTTTTATCTGGGTGAAAATGATCCTAATTTCATATTCTCTAATTACTATCAAAACAAAAAGACAGAATTTCAATTCGAAACAACAAATAATAAATGGATATCAAACGAATCATTCTTTCAATCTATGAAATATACAGATAATGATTACAAGAAGTTAATACAGGAAGCAGACACATCACATAAAGCATTCCTGTTAGGTAGAATGGGAGGTAATATTCGTCCAGAATGGGTTATCAATAAGAAGTCAAATCAAACTAGAATACTCGATGTAATTAAAACATATAAAACTAAAATCCAGATAAGACGTGATTGGAACAATATTAAAGATAAAGTCATGATAATTGGTCTGTTTGCAAAATTCACACAAAACGAGGAACTATATAATAGATTGTTATCAACAGGTAATGCAAGATTAGTAGAGTACTCACCTGTTGATAAATATTGGGGAACCTATTGGAATAAAGTTGGACAAAATAAATTGGGTCAATGTTTGATGAAAGTAAGAGATTGTTTGAGACTAAATATCAGTCGTAACGAACTTTCAACATTTAGTAAACAATTTAACTGGGAATCAATAATCATATAGTCATTTCGTATTATATAAGATTTTTCTTATATAATTAATATTGTAAATGATTATTCTTCTACCTCTATTTCGAATTCATCGTCTGATATTTCTACTACATCTTCTTCTGACAATTCTTCCGATAACTCTTCTTCGTTATCTTCTTTATTATCTAAATTCAATGGTGTGTCGTATTCAAACTTTCCATCTAGAATAATAAGTTCAATATCTTCTTCACATAGTTTAATAATGTCATCCTTATTCTTTGTTCCTTGTATACCTATGATTTTATTAGTCTCTTTGTCTACTACGAAACGAGTAGTTTCGATCATATATTCATAGTTACCAAAGTTATTCTTACGTATAACTTCTGTAGTAGTCGTCCCTTTTTCGAAATTAAGTGTGGATTGTTTATTGTCTTTCTTTACATTTGTATTTGTATTAGTATTAGTATTACTAGTCAACAACTCAACCAGTTGTGGTTTAGTCTTTCCCGTATGTTTTAATCCTCTCTTTTTACACAATTCAACAAGAACGGGTTTGGTATACTTGTATACTTTTGTTAAGTCTATCTCCGATGTTGAAGAGGATGAGGATGAAGAAGATTCCGATGACACATTTATGTTTTCCCATATATTATTAAGTTCGTTATTATCTATATTATACTTGTCTGATATAATCTTTGTAAAATCATACACTCTTTCTTTTATAAAGTTCGAAATCTCCTTTTGAAAGTTCATTTAATTTTTATTATGTTAATATGTAAATCAATTAAAACTTCATTTTTATTTTTAGTGTTTAATAATAAATGAGTAGTGTAACAATCAATTGTAACGAATTTGCAGATATGATGAATGAAATCATAAAACTTTTACCAAGCGTCAATCAAAGTATGATTTTTAAAGTATTGAATGGAATATCTAATCTTATTGTATGTAAAGACAATAATGATATGTTATCCGGATTATTCGATGATGATGACTCAGAAGAATATCAAAACGAAATGATACGTTTAATCACGGAATGTAAAGATAGTATATGTAATAAGGGGGATAGTAAAATGACGATTACTTGTAACACAATTCGTATATTTTTAGACGAAGATGGAGAAAACGCATATGACGAAATGAAAAAGGAATGTCAAAAAGTTAGAGAACAACTTAACAAGAACGAAGATATAGCCGACATCATCTCTTCATTGTTAAGTAAGGAAGGTTATTTACACATACCAGACAATGATATCGACGACATGATGAAAAAATATCTTCCTGGTGATTCTTCTCGTCAGAAATCAAGCTTATTATTAGACAACCAAACAAATGAACCCAATCTCGATGTGTCCGTTGTTATGAATCAATTCAACCAGAAAGCCATATTGGATAAACTGAAAACTATCAAAAAAGAAAAATTACTACCGATTAAACAGTTGTTAGGATTGATGGTGAAATGTAGTTGTGATATAGATAACGAAAGTTCACCAGGTAACGAAAGTTCACCAGGTAACGAAAGTTCACCAAAAAAGAAAGGTTTATCTACCACTGTTATCATTATAATAGTTGTTTTTGTATTATTATTCTTATCTGGTATGTTTTATCTATATTTACAACGAAAGTAATCTAAGTCTTCTTACATAACTGTATGAACTCTTCTGAATCCAGTATACCAATATATTGTAACTTAACAATGTGCGTCGTTTCTTCTGATTCAATTAAGTTAACATCGTGAAATGATGGAACAACAACACTTGTATTTTTAACATAATCTGGGATGTTGTCCTTTGTTTTTGTAATAACATACAAATTGTTTATCCTATAATCTTGTTTGAATATTGATTTTATACATAATTCAAGTTTTTTATCTTCTAAATTATCTGTTTCGATCACAATGATAGTTCTTACTGTATTTAAAAACGGTAAAGACTGATATTTCTGTATTATATCACTTAACTCTGTTTGATGTAGATTCATATAAAGTGAGTTGGACCTTATCATATATAATAGGAATAGTATGATTATAATCACAATAACCAATTCAATCATTTATTTTGTATTTGTAAAAATAAAAGTGATAAATGTTTAAAGATTAACAAAGTAATACAAAATGACAAGCAAACATAAAATACAATTCATGAGAACATCAAATGCGGCGGTTGTACCTACAAAAGCATTTCCAACAGAAACTGGATTTGATTTGACTGCGATATCGATACATAAAGAGTTGGATAACGGAGTCATTTTATATGATACAGGTATTGTTGTTCGTCCACCTGAAGGGTACTATACAGAGATAGTACCTAGGAGTAGTATATCGAAGACGGGTTGGATGCTTGCAAATAACGTCGGTATAATTGATAGTTCCTATCGAGGGAACCTATTGATTGCTCTTGTACCTACTTCTGATAGAAGTATACCTCTTGAATTACCATTCTGTAAATGTCAACTTATTTTACGTAAATTCGAAGATGCGGAATTAGAAGAAGTAAGTGACCTTGATGACACCGAGAGAGGTAGTGGTGGATTTGGTAGTACTGGATAAAATTTCAATATTAATAAGTGGTTATTAATCTTGATACCGAAAAAAAAATGATTTGTATTCACAAAAAATACAGATTATTCAACTTAACATAGAAACATGTTGAAAGCAATCGAAAAGATTATCAAAAGTAATGTCGACGACTTCTGTAAGGAAATCTCGAACAAGTATCAGATACCTTATGACGATTTGATTCATATTTGGGAAACTAACCATCCCGAAAAGATTAAAAGACGTCGAGTAGAAGAACCAGTAGAAGAACCAGTAGAAGAACCAGTAGAAGAACCAGTAGAAGAACCAGTAGAAGAACCAGAAGAACCAGTAGAAGAACCAGTAGAAGAACCAGTAGAAGAACCAGTAGAAGAACCAGTAGAAGAACCAGTAGAAGAACCAGTAGAAGAACCAGTAGAAGAACCAGTAGAAGAACCAGTAGA